TTAGTAGAACATGTATTTTTCGATAAAGGCTCCGATAACCTTTTCATGAAGTTCTACAGAACGTGAGAAGCAGATACTTCTACGGGCCAGTCTTTTGATTCGGGTTCTCAGCGTCAGGTTGTTACGCTCAATGCGTTGGGTGAATATTTTTCCAGCCAGATGCTTATCCTTCGGCACCTCCCGGCCATAGCTGCCCCACTCGTCGCTGGTTATCATGCCGATGTTGAATGGCGTGAGCAGTGCCAGTAGCTCCCGACAGGTTTCATCGGTCCGGGGACAAAAAGTATAGGCCAGTACACCGCCCGTTTTGATGTTGTACGCGTACCAGAGCCAGTGCTGCCGGGCTTTGCTACCAACAAAGCGCCATTGCTCATCGAGTTCGCAGATAAGCGCCACATCAGCATGGGCGACGGGTGAAGACGTTATTCGCTTCGGCGCGAGTTTTTTAAAGCCCGGATGACGGTGTTAATGCCAATTTTCAATGTCCTGGCGGTATCGCGAACGCCGGTACCGTTGAAGGCCATTTTGGTATTCTGCTCTTTAACGCCCGGCTTACGGGCTTCATAAGCGTAAGTGAGCTGAAACACGCGGTGGCAGTCACGGCATCGAAATCTGTCATAGCCTTTAGGGTTCTGACCATGGCGGTAAACCTGAGCAGACTGACAACGGGGGCAATGAACGGGAAAGCTGGCCATGAGAGAACCTCAAAAGCCCCGCATTATACATCCGATTCAACCAATTAGAGGCATCACCGGTACCCGTTTTAATTTTGGATTACAATGGCAAAAGGTGGATGGCGGCAGATAAACAAAATAGTTAATTCTGCGAAAAAAAAGGAAAAATGGAAGATTGGGGATGATGCTGGATGAAATAATGGTGCGATAATAGGAACAAAACAATCACTTAACAAACTGTTTTATAACGTAAAAATAAAAACAATGAATACAAGTGCCCCCTGTAATGCCCCCAACATTAACATCCATAACCTTACCACCACCACAATCAGCAACATCATGGTCACTGATTATGTGCAGTGGTTTGGCTTTTTGTTTCATGCTGGTAAAACTATCTATGAGCCCTATTAGCATAAGAATCAAGGAAAACATGAACTCATGAAGAAAAACCAGCATCTCTTAAATCGGTTTCAATATCCTTAACCTGCCGAGATATTCTTTTCTTAAATTGATAGTCAATCTCTCTCGATGTCAAATTCTCGATATTTTTAGAAAAATAATACTCTAAAACATATGTTTTTTCTTCTTCAGAGTAACTATCAAAGTTTGGAACGTATTTAGTTTCACGTCTATTATGCTTTATTTGGAAGAATGCTCTCACGAAAGATTTAACTTTCAACTCTACGTTAAATCGAATACATAAGTTATCCACAAATGCATCGAGTTCATGAAGCAATCTTTCGTTATTTATTTCTGAGAAAAAGCACATCCACCCTTTTGATTTACCCTGAAAAATACAACCTGTAATTCTTAGATTAACTCGCCACTCTAAGAACTCTAATCTTTTTAATTTTGAATACTTGTAACCTGAAAATATAGAGAGAAGTGACTCGCGAAGTTTTTCTACAGACCCGCTTCTTGGGCTAACCACTCCACAATTAAAATCATACCCCAGATAGCCGAAGGCATCTTTTGAGATTACTCCTTTTGACGATTTTTCTGGATTAGCGTTAGGGTCATAGACTTTAAGTCCTAACCCTTCAAAATCCGAAACAACCTCTTTAATTACCTCATCAACCTCTTTTGATTTTATGAAAATCAGCACATCATCTACGTACCTATAATATTTGAAATAATTTTCATCTTTATATTTATTATCTAATGTATGTAAATAGATTGATGCTAATATGCTTGATATAGATAGTCCTTGGGGTATGCCGTTTACATTCGGGACATCGCTCTTTGAAGGCTTTATAACTGTTGGTGATTTGATGGCGCTAGATATTAATGTCAGTACTCTATTATCATCTATCCTATGACAAAGTTGCTCAATTAATTTATCATGTTGCACAGAAGGGAAAAAGTTAGCAACGTCGAGCTTTAAAAAGTAGTTATACTCCCCCGATTCAATATCTGCCTTAACTGATTTTATGACATCTTGGGGAAGCTTAAAACGCAACTCATTATCATACGTACTTTTCAAATAATCACAAATTGCACGTAATGCAATTTTATCTCTGATTGTTGGGATAGATATTTCCCTTGGTGGCTTACCTCTCCCCTTACTTATTAATTTTAATTTGTACTTTGTAAACACATAGGATTTTGAGTTAAATTTCCTATTAATTATAGACAATTGTTCATCGATTATACCCAGGAGGATTTTATGCGACATATTATCAATGCCGGTTGAAGCCGATAATATCACGTGATTATCATATATATCCCGGAGATAGTTAATCGAGATATATTTATCGAAACCCTTATGCTCGTCCATATTTAAACCTGAGAATAGTGTCTGATAAATGCAACGATTATGAATGGAAGAAGTATTAGTACTAAAACTGACACACACCATCCATTATTGCTCATACGTATAGAGTTTTTTTGTTCCTCCGTAGGGTGCTTGCTTAATTTACTCTTATCAGATGCGCTTTCATACTCGCCATCAATAGCCCTGTAATAATCAATTTCCTTGTGATTTTCAGATATTGAAAGTATTGAATGAAACTCTTTTTTTAAACTATCAATATCAGAAGAGCTACCAATTGCCCCATATATTAACCCAAGTTGCTCATAGCACTGTTTCATCAACATTGCTCTCTCTTTAAATCGCATGTTATTAACATACAACGTCAAAAGCAAAACTAAAACAGACAAAGCAACCATTATTGCTGTTTCCGTTAAGCTAGCAACCTTTACAACAAGAGTAATTATTGAATATGCCACAAGAAAAAATGAATACCACAGCAATAATGATTGTGAGATAGTATCCATTCTAAGCAAGCGCTTTTCTGCCTTAATTCTTGCTTTCTTTGTCCACCAAATTTGATTCGAGAAATCACTCACGAGGATTCGCCCTTAATTGAAGTAAGGAGGCGTCAAAAATAGTAGTAATAGTAACGCCTGCGCTAGCAGACTGGAAAAACCAGAGGCAAAGCCTCCCAAAATTAGTTGCACCCATCACTGGATGATCGCCTAAGCGATACGCCTCACTAACATTTTACACGTATAGCATTGTTAAACAAATCAAAAATGAAACCGACCAAAATCGCACTACACCGCACCCGCCTGCGGTTTTTAGATCGCAAAAATTTTTCAGTTGGGATTTTTTACAAATGATAGCGCCAGACCCCGCCACAACTGGGGATTTACAGCGAGCAGAGAACTGAAAAGAGTGAAAAGAATTTCAGCTTTTTTCAGTTTAGCTTTACTCCAACATCGTAACCACTTGAATTAATCTATTGATAGTAAAGGGATATAAAATTTTAGGTGAGATTTTTCATGATAACTGACGGCACACTTAAAACTTAACAAACTGATTCTTATAGACATTTTTTCTTAAGACGCTGAAATTTAATGAACCGAAACCGGGAAAATTTTAGTTACTCCCGGCGAATCGTTCAGTGACTCTCTTTGGCTGCCAACAGGAGTTCTAATGCTTTTTGTCGCTCGTCCGGTGGCAGGGCATCCATTAGCTCTTTAATCCGTCCCTGGCCGCGCAAAGCGCTGGGACTAATCGTATGTGAGAAGGAAACGTTCATCACAAACGTGTGCCCACACTCTACATTTGAGCAATAACAGTACACATCTGATAATTTGGGGTGCTTTCGGTTTGTTTTCCTCACCGTTGCCGCAGACATACACTCCGGGCAGTAAATTTTCATCACTCGCATAGCTAAACCTCTGTTGCCTGCCAGAAGAAGGGATTTTGGTTCCCTCCCTCTTGTTCTGAACGTGTAACACTGGTAACACGTGTAACATCGTTGATTTAATTGAAATTAATCTGTTACCAGTGAGCCAAATAAAGAGGTAACGCGTGGTAACACACTGATTTTTGTTACCACTGTTACCAGTGGATATTTCTGACTGGTAACAGTGGCAAGCCTCGTCATTACTGCCTGTTACCTCTGTTACCAGTGTTACCTCATAAAAATAAGACTCACGCGATAACTATTCGGGATCGACGCTACCCAGTACTTGCGTATTAAACTAGTAAACGCGCTTAAGCCCTATTTCTGGCAGGCGAACGCTGTTTTGCGTTCTCCCGTCTTCCCCGGCTTTCAGCCAGCCCGCCTCAACACACAATCTGGCTACCTTTCGCGAATCGAACCCTTTACAAATTTCTTTCCAGCCAGATGGCAATACGTAGAAGGTCACAGTGGATTCTGTCACGTTGTCGCCCTTGTCCACTTTCCTGAACCCCATCATCGACAGTGGACGGTTCTTGTCGTCGTGCCAGTCAGCAAAGCGGCTGAGCTGGTTATGTAGTGGCACACTGAATTTGGCCACCTGCGTTGAGGTGCTATGCTCACCTCAAAATTTTACAGGTGAACTAATGAGCAAAGTATTTACTGCTGAATTTAAACTTGAAGCGGCAAAGCTGGTCCTCGACCAGCACTACACCCTCAGCGAAGCGGCTAAGGCGATGAACGTCAGTCTTTCTGCCATCAACCGTTGGGTAAAATCGTTACGTATGGAGCGCCAGGGGAAAATGCCACCGGGGTTACCTTTAACTCCAGAACTGGCTGAGCTCAGGGAAATGAGAAAACGTATACAGCGCCTTGAAATGGAAAACGAAATCCTAAAAAAGGCTACAGCGCTCTTGATGTCGGACTCTCTCAACAGTTCTCGGTAATAGACAGTCTGAGGGCGCACTACCCGGTAGCCTCATTGTGCCGACTGTTCGGTGTTCACCGAAGCAGCTACCGTTATACACGTAAAAGCAGCACTGAGCCTGATGCTGACCGTGCCGTTAAACATAGTCTGGTCAGTGAAGTCTGGAACGCCAGTGGGGGCTCCGCCGGTGCCAGAAGCATCGCCACGATGGTCACTACAAAGGGTGTAAAACTCGGCCGATGGCTGGCCGGGCGGCTGATGAAGGAACTGGGTATCACCAGTTGCCAGATACCGGGGCATAAATACAAACGAGGGGGCAATGAGCATGTTGAAATCCCGAATCTTCTTGCCCGGCAGTTTACCGCCACAGAGCCAGATCAGGCCTGGTGTGGCGATGTGACCTACATCTGGACGGGCAAACGATGGGCTTATCTGGCCGTAGTGCTGGATCTGTTCGCCCGCAAACCGGTGGGCTGGTCGCTATCGTATTCACCAGACTCAGACCTCACCATAAAAGCACTTCAGATGGCATGGGAGTTACGAGGACGGCCATCAGACGTGATGTTCCACAGTGATCAAGGGAGCCATTATAGCAGCAGTAAATACCGGCAGATGCTGTGGCGCTACCGGATCACACAGAGCATGAGTCGGCGGGGAAACTGCTGGGATAACAGTCCGATGGAGCGGTTCTTCCGAAGTCTGAAGAGTGAATGGGTACCGACAACGGGCTACGAAAGCTTCGGTGAAGCACGGTCATCCATAGTCCGGTATATCACGGGGTACTACAGTGCTCTCAGGCCTCACTGGTATAACGGCGGCTTAACCCCAAATGAATCAGAGCGACTGTTCCACGAACAGTCAGGTCGTGTGGCCAAAATTAGTTGACCACTACAACCACCTCCATCAGACAGCTTGTAGCTCTTCTCTTTTCCTTTCGCGGCTTCAACCTTTCGGGCATTCAGCATCATTGGGGGCACATTTCCTAGACCGAACAGAACATGCCCCTGATTGTGCCCCCAAAGGCATGTTGATTTCAATAGATAGAGGTTGACGTCAAATGACTGAAAACAACGTAAAACCTATGTTTTAAAAGGATTTTATTGATGTGAGTTGACTTGAGAAAACTGGGGGATGGTGCCGATAATAGGAGTCGAACCTACGACCTTCGCATTACGAATTCTAAGAACCACCTTGTAACACAACCAATTACAGCACTATGCCGCGCTCACACCGTCCCAAGTGCAAAAAGTTAGCAATCCATAGAACCGCAGATCAACAGATGGTAGTCCCAGATCTGTCCCACCTGCACACACCGATGACACGGCGGCCGCAGTCCCTTGCGACCAAGTAACTACCGTGATCAGTACCCCGCCCACTTGCGAACCGGCGTTGTGACAGTAACGGCTACTCCAGGCGGCTGGAGAGAGTAATCATCTGGTACAAGTAGGTTTACATGCCATCCAGGAAGATCTGGAGCTTGTGAGATCACATTACCTTGCTCACCCAGAGTTACATCGCCATGTATCACACCAATTACGTCAATGTATGCTGACTCACTATACATCACGCCATTTTCATCTAACTTGAATCCGTTATTGGTAAGGATTAACTCAGCTTGCTCTTTATTATCGAACCTTAAATATAACGTTTTCATTGTATCGCCTTCATCTGCTCATCGGTTAGCGCCTTATGCCATATTCTGACATTACGGATGTGTCCCGTCTGAAAAGATATAGCTATTCCCTTTATATCATACGTCCTTTGTAGCTTACGTAGTTCTCCATTAAGCATAACTACAGACTCGTCGCCACGAACACTTAAGACAATAGTGTTACTCTGCTTTATCTTATCTTTTGAAAATCCATGACGAGCGCCAGACCACAACGTTACAGATTTATCTGGTTCAATCGTAGCTCTTAACTGCTCTTTAGTTGGCTGGAATTTATCAACTGATATAGAAAAAATTGACGGTGTTGATGAATTGTTTGTCTTTATTATGTCGCTATTAAATGCGATCGTAATATCCTTGTTAACGCCGGGAATATTTGGCGACTTTTCAATATAACAAATATCTCCAGATTTTGTGATCTGCGAGCCATACGTTGCGACGTATGAAGTCATTGAGTCGCCTTCTTCTAGTTGCACTCCCCATATTTGAATGTGCTGAGATCGAGTATTTGAATATAATCGAAGTACATTATCACCTTCATAAAATGATTGAGTAAAAAAATATCGATTCCATCCAGAATTCGGCGGAATCTTTAAAATATCGCCATACACATTCCCGCTACCAATCCTAATTAAAAACCGATATTCATCATTAGTAATATTCCTTGCCCAAAAACTAAGTGTGTACTTAGCCCCAACCTTAAGAGATGCGATATATCTATTTATCCCATCTCCTACAAAAAATGCGTCTAATGCCTCATTTGTACCGTCTGGCGCAGAGACATAAGAATATTCATTCCCTGTAGGGTTTGGTGTTGACCATGCATTTAGATTACCCTTAAAGCTACTATGCTCTACAAGATTATTACTCTGCCCCTCGACTAACAAACCATCAGTTTCAAATCTTGGCTCATTAACACTTGCTGTTTTTATGTTATTAGCCTTATTAATATAGCTTGCCGTACTAGCGCGAGTAAATGTTACCATCTTGGCAACAACAATATCTCCTACCTTTACCTCGTCTCCATATCCGGTAAGCATCTGCAATGAATCATTAAGCGGGATCCACACATCAGGAAGCGGCACTGATGCCATACTGATAGCATCCGTCACGGTTGAGAGACCAGTGATCTGGCTGGCGCGATCTGCCGATGCAGCTGCGGAACGCGCGCTAGCCTCTGCCGCTAGCTTACTCTTTTCAACCTCCGCTACCTGCGAGGCTACCTTGTCCACCATGGCCTCAAAGTGCTTGATGGCATCAGGACGTAGGTCATCGTCCTGCGGCAAGCCAAGGAAGTAGTTTAGCGTTCCATTGGGCGAGTCTTTGTATATCTGAATATCCCCGACATACTCAGGGGGAAAGCCATCTACACCTAGCGTTACCTTATACTTACCAGGCTCAACGGACATGGAGTAATCTCCCGCCGCACTGGGTGTCTGTGAGGCCGTTGTATGTGCGATTACCGTTGTGCTCGTCGAGATAGATTTTAGCGTGATTTTGCAGTTCTTGATCGGCTCGCCGATGCCATTAATTAGCTTTCCGCTAATAGTAGCCATTTATAAACCTCACGATTTAAGTGATAAGTTAATCAACTTATTTGAATACCAGCGGTTGATTTTTTCATGATAAGAACAAGAAGATCGCTAATTTTTGTCCTTGGCTTATAGTTATTGATTGCTCGTGACGATACAATAAACTCCAGTTTTATTGGTCCTTTGCCAGCCGGCATGTCAATTACAGATGTAAAAATACCTGGCGTTTTATCAGCTTCATAATTAAATACAACTGAACCATTACGTTTCACTGTCAACTTACACCAAGCATAATAACTACCATCTATGGATTCAGCACCACTAAATAAAATTGATGGGATAACAATCTGCCGATCAAAAGCTTGGTCATCGTCTACTCTTACAGTTAACGTCCCCGCCGGGTATCCATCCCAAAGAGGAAAGGCCTTGCCGACAGATTTAACGATATCACCCTCTATCTGGTTAGCAGACAGCTTCCCATTGATCCGGCAGTTTTCCTCTATAGTCACATTAGACATAGCCCCAGAGGTCGCGCTGATTTTTCCTGAGATATCAGCGTTTCTTACAGTGAGCTTTCCTTCTGGCGTCACAGAGAACGTGGGCGGATTTCCTGACGATGTAATCGATGCCGCGTATAGACGCTTCAGCAATACATCATTCATGATGAGCTGGTTACCATAGCCGACGAGCATTGGCGTAGTGTTGCCGTTTGCCGGATCGATAAACTCAATGCGGTTTGCGGCCACCAGGAATTGGCTTAGCTTACCCTCCGGGGTGTCCTCCATGCTGAGGCCAAGACCTGCGACATAATGCTTGCCGTCTTTGGTCTGCTCAATCTTAACCCCCCACATCGCGTTCCACTTGTTGTTTGCATCCGTCCACTCTTTCTCAAACTGTGTCAGGCGGCTGGCGTTGTCCGTTGTCAGGTCAACTTTTTCGAGTAGCTCTTTCCCCAAGTAGCTCTCAGTTATCTTTCCTTTAAAAAAGTCGAGATAGCCATTCGCGTCGTTGCTTACCTGGCCAACGGCTTCCACAAAGTTAGACTTGCCTACCTGGTTAACGCTGCGCACATAGAAATAATAATCTGTGCCAAGCTTCATCAAGCGATCTTTCACCCAGTAACTTGAAATGCCAAGCTTAAGCGCAGTTGACTCGATCAATCGATAATCTGTAATACGTTTTTCAGAGAACCAAAACTCATACTGCACATCTTGCCTGTAATAACTCAGGCGTGGAGTAATCGTGATCTGGAAGTATCCCGGTGTTAGCTCAATAAATGCAGGTGCATCAGGAACTGAGATATTAAAATTAACCGAAGAGGGATCGCCTTTCTGTCCAAATTGGTTGATGGCCCTTACCGATAGCGTGTACGCCCCCTGCGGGAGTGAGGAGAGGCGATACTCCATATCACTGGTCACCTGCGAACCAACAACGCGATCTGCCCGATTCAGCTTTAACTCAAACCGCACCCCACTAACAACTCGCGGAGTATCCCAGCGCGCGATGGCTTGATACTGGCCATCATCAGGGGTAATTTCCACATCCAAATGCTCTACCGCTGGCGGGATAGAAGAGCTACCTGACCCCGGCTTAGGATCAAAGCTGGCCCCATTATCAACGACGTTTTCCTTTTCAGGAACATGCTGGATAGCCACGATGCTATATGTTCCGTCGCGATTATCCTTAATGGATACACAGCGATAGAGTCGCTGACGTAACGAAGGGAGTGATAGTGACCACACGCCAAGAGTTTTAATCCCTGATGGCAGGCTCTTTAGTACCAATACATCAGGCGCCAACTGACTCTCTACCTCTAAACGCAGAGGGCGGCCATCTGTACCAATAACACTCACGGTCACCTTGCCCGCGGGTAACGTTACACTCCGATCTAACGTGATACTACGACCAGCCTCATCGATATTCAGCAGGCGACCACCAATCTGGTTGGCGGCATAGTCATTATCAGCGACCTCGATCACATCACCCGGCAAGTGCTTCAGCCCGTCGGCACCAACCTTGAAAGACACCGTCTGCACTTCAAGTTTTTCTGTTGTCAGAATCCACAAACCATGTCGATATGCCTGGCCCCTGCTTGTGCAGCAAAACGCATCGATCTCTAGCTGATTTAATCCATTGGCCGCGATCGACAAATCATCTGATACATACTCAAAATCCTCTTTCCACCCGTTGTCAGGGTTAACCCAACGGACGAGAACCGCATTATGTCTGGATGATTTAGGGCTAAAGGTGTAGGAGAATTTGCCATCAACCACATTGGCATTGGTATAGGGCCAGACGCAATCGGCGGGGCGATCTTGGATGAAGGTAAGCAGTTGGCCGTTCCAGACGGGCATACAACGCATGATGGAGCAAAAATCACTAATCACCTCGTAGGCAGAGCGGCGCGTTGTGATATAGCCATTACAGCGCATACGCGGCTCTTTACCACCATAGCCATTGGGAACCAATGCATCCGCATACTGCCCTATCGTGTACAGCGCCCACTTATCAACGATGACCGATCCGATTTTTTTACCCAGGCCATAGCGGGGATGGGTTAGAACATCGTAAAGACACCAGGCAGGGTTATCCGTCCACCCCGGTTTAAATGATCCATCCCATATGCCGCTGTACGTTCTGGCCAACGGATCGTAATTCGATGGAATCTGAACTATACGGCCACGGATGTGGTAATTTCGGCTTGGGATCTCACTACCGTATTGTTCACTGTCAAATGTCAGCCCAACAACAGCCGTGTTAGGGTACTGCTGCTGTACATCAATGATCTCAGTGTAACTGGCCCACAGCGTTTTGTTTTGAAGCATGTCGCTATTGCTGTTTGGCGTGCTCCTGACCATGCGAATATCAAACGGGCGCGGAGGGAGATTATCGACGACTAAAGCGTTCAGGTACTGCGTCGTAGTCTTGCCAGAGATCGTTACCCTTCGCTCGGTAACCCATCGGCCACCCCGCATAATCTGGATCTGCAAATCAACGGATGTCCCGACACGATCACCATTATCCTGAGCCTGAACCAAGGACTGCACACCAAACGTAAAGCGCAGGCGGTCAATGTTTGTAGAGGTAATGGTACGGGTCAGCGGTGCGCCGTTTTTAATTTCGGCGTTTACCGGCACTTCCGTTCCCGACCCCTCAAACCCCTTCAGTGCCGGCTGCTCGTTCTCACCCGCTACCCATTGCAGGCTCATGCCATTCACGTTGCTATCGCCATTGCTATCGATAGCAGGCGTCATCTTCAGCAAGACGCTTTGTAGCCCATTTACAGGGCCTTCTATTGGGCCTTCCCCAATAGCATCAATGATGGAAACTTTCTGCTTTGATTTCAGGTTGTCGGGTTGCTCATAGGGCGTATGTTGTTCGCCACCACCTTTTCCCATGATCTATGCTCCAGAAACAAAAAAGCCACCCGAAGGTGGCTTATTGAATAGCGCGAAAATTATAACTTCTGACCAACCTTGCCGAGATCAACATCAGTATCGCCATTGCCATCCCACACACTGACAGACTGCGATATGACCCGAGAACCCGTCAGAATCTCACCGTAGGGGATAGGCATGACATTACCTTGTGATACAGCGTTATCCAGGTTAGAGAAGTAGCTGTTTCCCTTGCCGTTATCGGTCTGCGACGACTTTGGTGTCCTGGGCGTTGGCGTCAGCATCTGAGCAACACCCCCCAGCATCATCCCGATACCGGCAGCAGTAAGAGCAGAGCTAATCCCTGTCCAAGACGTCAATACACCGACAGTAGTCAGTACGGCGCCAGCGATGAACTGGAAGATCCCTCCTTTCGCTGCGCCCTCCATACGCGGAACGATATGCACAATCGCCCCGGGGGGCAGTGGCTCATGCAAGCGCTGCATCACTTTATCTGGTGCCACATCATGACCTGCAATACGTACCTGATACCACCCGTTGCGTAAGTGCTGGCGTAAACCGTTAACCTGCACTAGCAAGGCGTGGATCCCCTCAGCTGCCGTCATGACCTGTAATGGAATTCTGCGGCCAAATCGTTGTAGATCCCCGTGAAGGAGGAAGGTTGCCATGCCGTGTGTCGCCACAGACTGTGCATGCGTCGTTGCCATGATCCGGTTAACTCCTCTCGCTTGCTGAGTTGGTTAGGAAGGTGATGAAGGATAGTCTGCCCACCACAATAAATAGCAGCATGGTTGGCGACAGAGCAGCCATAACAGAACAGCATAATGTCACCTGGCTGGGGTGTACCTTTGACCTGCCTGAATCCTGTAGCAGCCATATTATCTAAGTAGAGGTTTTCCCCATGTCGCCACCAGTCATCCTTCCGGCTAAAGTCGGGCATAGCGATCCCAGCCAAGTGATAGGCGTCTTGGAATAAGGTGTAACAGTCCATCACCCCATGCGTAAACCGCCGCCCTAGCAACGGCGGAACGCAGCGGAATCTCTGGATTGAACCGTCACAGACCAACCACCAAGGCAAAGCACTTTGTACTTGGAGTAACCGATCTGCAGAGCTTAAATGCGGGGGACCATCCGGGTGGCTATGCACCAGCGCGATAACATCGCCTTTGGTCTGTGCCACCAAGAAATCCTCAGGGGTCATACGGAAATACTGTGTAGGCTCAATCGAGCTATTCTCAACAGGTAGGAAAATATCACCTCGTTGTGTGCGTACCACATAACCACACGCCTCTGCTGGCGCGCATCGGCTGGCATACGCGATCATCTCATCAACGATCATACCCTCCTCCAATAAAAAACCCGCCAACGCGGGTTTTGATAATCCAGAATGGGCAGCGATGGATGTTCTTAAAACAGGTTTTTTAAATCAACCCCATATACTGCAACCCAAGCTTCTCTAGGCCAAGACTTCACGGTTCCAAAACGCGGATCTTCAACCTCTCGTGGCGTTACTCCGTTTTCCCGGCACCACTTCCGAAGTGGTTGCCATTTGAACTTCTGGCCGATCTTTTTCTCAACCGGGATGATGGCGGCATATTTTTTACTCTCCCCTATACGCTCTGCCAGCTTGTTCTTAGCCCGTACTGCAGCAGACGCTGTTGTCATTGCCGTAATCTCTCGCTTCTCGGAGATCCAGCATTTCTCTTTGACAGCTTTATCACGTTGCTGCTCTAACCTACGATTCTCCTTAACCTTATTAAGAAGGTCCTCCAAGGCTTGTTCATAACTCAGAGGGAGGGCACTCACACCTTTGGGATGGAAATAAGAATCTTCCAGCTTCTCGAAGAACTCCCAGGCTTCATCGGTATCAACGATCTTCGACATCCGTGCAGCCCCCTTCTCAGTCCAAAGAGTGAGCGATCTGGCACGTTTACCAACAGAGTAACCATCATTTACTCTGTTCTTAAATTCCCTTAGTTCTAAACCAGTTAGAGTGAAGTAATGGGTGCCATTAATAAATCGAGCTTTATTGTTAGCCAGATTATTACGAATGTTAACTTCATCCGTACCGTACCCCCGAGCCAAAGTCTCTGTGGTTACCACTCGAACACCGGCCCATTCAATAACCTCTAGCTGAGAGCACTGGACATCGATCTTACTATTTGCTACATTGTCAATAGAAGTTTGCATAAAGTTCTCCGTTATGCGATTACTATGATGGCCGCCAGCTCCACACTGGCGGTTTTTCTTTACCCGAAATACTTAGTTAACCCTCCTTATCCTTTCCATATCCATTGGAATCCTACTGAATCCTGATGGTTCAAACCCCATGGTTCGACAGATCCCTGTAGCCATCGAGTTCATGTCGTTTCCCTTGCCGAAAAACTCAATCCCACCACCAAAAATATTGTCGCGGATCGTAACTGTTACGAGATAACGACTAGGAGGAGAAATCTCTGTTCGCTCTACACCTTCACGATCAAGGATATCCAATACCCAGCGACGAAACTTTTTAGCAACATTAGTACGAGCAAACATGGCAATCAGATGAGCGCCGCGCAGGGAGAAAACGCGCACCTTTTTGCGGTAATTCCCTGAGGTACTCACCTCGAGTACCTGAGTCATTCCGCTGGTAAACTCATCTGCATATTTGTTGTAGATCATCGTGACCGCACGGCTGTTTGAATACTCAAGCGCTTTTGCCAGATCGGAGGAGGTTAGCCATACACCAGTGATGTTTGATACTGGAACAAGTGCTTTGCCTTGGAAGTTCAGATCTGATCTTGCTACAATATCCATGTTGGTTTCCTTGCATACGGTTACTGACACAGAAACCCCGTTAGTGTTCACGCACTGCGGGGTTTCGCCGTTTCTAAGCTTCATTCACTCGCCTTCCCTTTACCCGATTCATCCTTTCTGTCAGTAATTTCAATAACTCACCATTAAGAGAGCGTGAGTTTTTTTCCGCTTGCTCCTCATACCACTTCCGCACATCTCTTGGCATGCGCAATGGATATGGCGTGATCCTTTCAGTCTTTTGATTCATTTTGACTCCTTGTTTTAGCTAAACAAAATGATAGAACATCACAATAATGGATCTAATGGACTCACTTGTCAATGTGCCAAAGCGTAAATACAATGTCTTTACATGAGTCAAATGGAGTCATTTAAATGTCACGAATTGCGCCATACCCCTTACGGATGGCTCCTGATACTAGGGAGTACCTAGAGAAAGAAGCAGAGAAGGCTAAGAGAAGCCTTCAGCAAGAAATTCTTTACAGGATTGATAAGTTTAGACAGCTAGAAAAACTTCTGGCCTCCTCTTCTTCTGACGGCGAGGACATGTACATGCAAGTGGCAAACGCTCTACGCATGGAAAGAGTCGCCGAGGAACGAGGAAAAGAAATTGATGGCTTAAAGGCCAAGCTCGACGACATGATGCGATCAGCAAATTTATCGGAAACAGACCGTTTTATGGCGATCGGAACCAATGCCGTAATCATGGAAAAAGCGATACAAAAAATAATCAAATCAATTCCAAGACAATACTTAGAAAGTGATTCTGACCCCAAAAAGCCCACGTGAGTGGGCTTACCGCGATAGCTTACTGATCGACAGGAATCCACCGAAGCGCCCCATGTTATTGCGCAGCTCACACGATTTACGGCACTTCCCACACTTATCCTTGAGCGGATCGCTAGTCGGTTTATCAAACTCATCGGCCACGGCCGCCCCTCGGTAACCACACTCATCAGAGCGATATACCCATGAGCAAACGTCCGCTAGCATTGTCCGGCCAGGGAACTGAGCGCCATCAGTCTCGGTCGGTATAGATAACGTGAACACGGCCCCATCACCGGTTAACTCCGACAGCTGCTGAACCTCGTAGCGAGATACAACCTCCTCGGTGGGATCGGCAGTAGGATTCCCCTGCACAAAGTTCTCTGCATCTAAAAAGCAGGAATAGACCTGTCGCCGCACTACCCTGGCGCCAGCCAGACCATCATAGTCCTCGGCGAGCCCAGTAATTAAGCCAAACAGGTTAGATAGCTTCATCGTTGGGCGGTTACCTGGCCCCTTACCATTGAACTCGAATCCATCGCCGCCGGCAGGGTACGGCTCATACTTACGCCCCTGCCAGATAATGGCCTCTCCATGCTCATTGACGCCATCATGAAAAAAGAAGCGCGTGCCGCCCAACGTGGTGAGATCGATCTCCCACAAATCGAGTTGCGGGTTTTGCGCAGACTCGCCCACCTGAAGCAGCGTACCACGAGGGATATCTTGCATATGGACTCCTTACGCCATCACCTGATCGAACTTGCAGGACACATCAACATAGTTGTTGTAAACCTGCTCGGACCATTCACGACAGACCACGCGGATCGGGACGTGCCGCTGTGGCGAACGCCACAAGAACGCCTTTACCGCGCCTTGACGCCGGAAGAACGCTTCGATTTCCCGAAACTCATCATGGCTAACGCGGAATACCGGAGAATAGCTCTCCAGGATATGGTTAATGCCAGATGGACGCCGTTGCTCGTAGCCATCGCCAAACTTAACCGTCGTAACGCTGGGTTTAATGGAAACGCCCATAGCTGGGCGTGGAGACCAGTGGAAAGTATCCATATTCATTTATCTCAATAGAAAAAACCCGCCGAGCGGCGGGTCAGTTTTTAACTATGGCTTAACTCTATATCCATCATCAGTGCAAATAGGGTATGAGATAGGATCGTCAGATAATCCGCCTTGCGCCCATACTATCTTCCCTAAATTATCCTTCCTTACATCCATGATGATTACTTGATTGCCAACATACCCACCATATGAATTTTTTGAATTAACCCAGGCACAATATGTCTCACCACCCTTATAATCCTGCCAAGTATATTTGGCGCTGTAAGGATCTTTCAGTCTAGAATTAACAACATCCATAATGACTTGTTTTTCTGATTGTGCTAATTCCCTTGCCATGACCGATGTCGAAGCTAGCGCCGACACACTACACAGGGCTAACAATATTAATTTTCTCATAACGTCTCCTATCTGTGTTGTGGCCGAATACTGGCACAATCCAGGCGAAAACGCTAAGACCGACTCCGTACGAACTGATCCAGATCGCCACCATCACGCATGGCATCTTGTAGTTGAGCCTCAACAGTACCGATCACAAACCGCTTAACCTCCGCAGTGAATGCCGGCTGCTGTACGTTTCCTAAATCACTCTGACTTTTATGCACAGATATAGGAACGGTCACATGCAGAGAAATCGGCGCTCTCGGTGCTGCCGTTGACGATGCTGGCGTTGGCACGGAGCCTCCGCCAACCAAACCACCTTCAGCATAACCTTTCCCATAAGTCAGCTGACTGAGGAAGCTCAACATCCCTGGTTGTTTTACCACCTCTTGTGGGACAACCCACTCACCACGGTGTACTACACCAGCAACATCATACTTACCGCCATCACCGGTATAACCGCCGCTCGACCACCCCATGAAATCCGTGCCAATTTTAACCAAATTGAACACAGCCATCTTGGTCATCATCGCAGCAATATCAGATAGGACCGACGTTGCGAATGAGCGGAAGTCCCCCTTCCCTTTCACGACAAAATTTGCAACCGCATCCCCCATGGAGTTCATCGTATTCATTGCCGCATCCTGAGCCAAACTAAAGGAGTTTCCAGCAACATCCTGCCAGTCTTTTATCCCCTTTTTCATGCCTTCATAGCCATCGGCTTCAATCATGACTTTTTTATCGTTACTAGCCTGAACTATGGCTATTTGCTCAAGCTCAGCAACTCGTAGTTGCTCGACTCGTTTTTGGTATTGTTTGGAACTCTTATTAGCATATAAATCATCCAGCTGTTCTCTTCGCTTTCGAAAGTCATCCTGAATTCGTTGCATTTCGATCATCTGGTCATACGCAGCTGGAGTCATGCTCATCTGCGCGATTTTATTATTATGCTCCTGCTGTAACTGGCGGGTTGATTCAGCGACATCACGCATCTGCTCTTGAGCTTTCAGCGCGATCTGGTGCTGCTGCGCGGCTTTCTCCAGACTGACATTGATCTGCAGCTGGGCACGCAGTTGAGCCTCAGCATTCAGCAAACTCTTCTGACTAGCCGTCAGTATCCGCTTACTCTTCAGCTCTGCCATTTCCTGATTAAAGGCCAGCAGCTTTTTCTCCGCCGCCGTCAGATCTTCGGTCGTGGCATTCTGCTGACGCAGCACCACTTCCTGCTGCTTCAACTCAGCCAGCCGGCGGGTGGCCTCATCATCCTTGTAGGCCGGTGCCTTTTTCTGACGCTCGCTATACATCTTATCGACGCCTTTCAGCGCCTGCGCATACTCATCAGCCGTCATCTTTCCGGCTTTATAGCGCTCAGTGATAGCGTCGGTGATCTTGAGCGCCTCCGCCTTTTTGTCCGCCCCCGCTTTCATGACGGCGGCGATCTGGCTTTCGGTTCTCAGGGTTTCTAATGCCTGCTGTTGCTCATTCTTGAGCGTCCGCGTCCGCTCCTCTGCTGCTGCCTTATCATCGGCAGCAGATGACGATGCCGCCTTAATCTGCGGGATCTGAGCGGCCAATAGCCCAAACTCCCCCATTGCAACGTTGGCGCCGCGCCAGCCCAACGCTAGTCGCTGAAGCGACTCGGTCTGTTCGTCGGTCAGACGCTTCTGCTCTGCCAGATTACGCTTAGCCGCCTCGGCCGCTTCCTTTTGAGCGAGATCACCAGCCGCGACCTTCTCCCCGCGACGCTCCAGTGCAGCGATCTGCTGGATGATAGTTTCATTTAACACCACACCCTGCTGCGTCAACTGCTCCATGGCACGTAGCGGATCGTCGCGTAATGCACTCAACTGGCTAACCAACTCATCAGCGCTACCGCCGGCTTCGTCAATCTGCCTGGCCAAATCGGCAACCTCAGTCAACGCACTACCGGAAAACCCGGCAGATACGGCCGCCTGAACCCCCTTCACGGCACTCTCTGTTCCGCCAAGCTGGGTTGTTAATCGGCGAAGATCCGAGACCGTCATGACCGACTGCATGCCGCTTTTCATCAGCGCAGCATTAAACTTTTGCGTCTCCATTTCGGCAGAGCTATACGCCGAATACAGCATCGTGACCGCCGCCGAGGCCGCCATGATTCCGATACCAATAGGGCCGCCCAGCAAAGACATCGCCCCACGCAGCATACCAGCGCTACTGGCTGCCATTCGCTGACTAAAAGACAGCTCCTGATTGGCTGCAGATAACTGATCTGTTGCCGCTGCCAAGTTTTTCTTTGCCGTGGCTTCAGTGGCGTCCAACTCCACCATCTGTAAATTAGCCGCAACCAGCTTTTTCTTAGCGTTAGCCTCCGCAAGATTAGCCTCAGCGATCACCCGGGCATTTTGCTCGTGCTCCTTCTCATACGTGAGCAGGATTCCATATTCCTTGTTTACCTGAGCCTGGTTCGCCAAATACTCATCCAGCGCGAAAGCCTGCTCACGCTGAGCATTGGCCGCGTCGATCGTTTTACGCGCGATATCCGCCTGAGCCTGTGCTTGTTCCCGGGTTGCCTTTATCCCACTAAGGACCCCCTGCGCATGCTCGGCCTGTGCAGTCATCGCCTCAAAAAACGCGACCTTTTGCTGCTGTAATCCACCGGTGCTTCGATCTATCGCAGTAGTCAGGCCAGTCCCCAACGCTGGGATTAATGCCGATGTTATGGTGCTGCCGGCTACCGTTCCGCCGGACACCACGTTAGCCAAAACATCACGCAGGCGATCAAACCCAACGATGTTCTCCTGGGTTCGACGAGACAGGAGCTGGAAATCAGCGTCTGCTTTTTTAGCCCCTGTCCCGATATCCTCAAATGCCCTCTTTGTTTTTTGGGCTTCAGATTGGGCCTTTCGGTTGAATTGCTGAGCACCTGAATCCGCTGAACGCATAGCGTCAGAGAACTGGGATTTAAAGCTGGCCGCATTCAGGTGCAATGCAACCGCCAGTGATGCGACATCACCCATAACCAATCACCCGCAAACATTGAGAAAAATCATCAGGATCGTACTCCGCTGCCGGATACGACGGGACGGCATCGACTGGTGGCACTGACTCTCTGAGAGCATCCTGCTTTAATCCCCTATACGCCTGCCAATGCAGCAAGAGGTCAGCAGGAAGATCCAGTAACTTTCTAGGGTCGCTCTCGCCAAGGCTGTCGGCCAGTTCAAACACATCCCACAGCCAGGGCGAGTCCATCAGTTTTTTTTCGCTTCCTCCAGCGTCCCATAGCTATGACGCTGTACGTCGGTCACGGCCTGCAAAATATCGGCCTGCGCCTGGCAATTGAGAATTTGCGTTGCCGTAGGGAGATCTTTCGGGCTGGGCTTACTGCCATCGGGGTTTACCAGCGCAGCGAGAAACAACTTGATCCCGATCTCAGCGAGCACCTGGGCGTTACCTTTCTCTGCATCGATACTACGGTTGTACTCCATCAACTCCATGGCCGTCAGGCGTCGGATAGTCACCTGCTGGCCAAATGCTTTGATCGTGACGGGAGAGTTATTAGGTTTTAACAAAAGCTCTTTGTAAGACATTGTTTTTCCTTACGCTGATTTGCGAGACCAGGAGACGCTGTTTTGCTTGGCGTAGACTTCAACCTGCAATACTTTGCCTTTCGGCGTATCGACTGACTGCATACTCCAGCCACTCAATGCCAACTCCTGAGTAGCAATGCGCTTATTGGGAAATTCGATGAACATCAATACAGTCTGCTTCGCCTCTGCAGCCGTAATAAATGCTTCCTGATTGATGTCATCAGGGGCATCCAGGAAAACGAAGGTCTTATCTTCAGCCTCACCCATGTCCTGCATAAACTTGGGCTCGGTATCGATCAGGCGAGTGACCTCAACATAGGTCCCCTTTTTCCCCGTCGTACCGATTGACATGGCATTTTGCAGTAGTTTCCCTGCAGCCATTAAGGTTCCCAAAGCCCCATACGATACGCGGGTTCCCGCAGGGAGCATGGCGAACTCTGACGGGCTACGAATTTCATCGGTCATAGCGATTTCTCTCTGTTAAAAATGCTGCAAGCGCAGCGGGTAGAATTAACGGCCTTCAAGGGCATAGCGCAGTTCGACAGCCAGTACTCGCAACACCTTTTGTCGGTTGTAATCGAGTGCCGGACGGATAAACGGCTTAGCCACCTGCTTACGAGTACCAAACTCCTGGGCCAATGCTTTCATATGGTGGGATTTACTGGGGCCTACTCTCAAAGTAACTACCGTGGCATAACGTTCATCGCGCATGCGGTTAGTGCTACGAATACGGATGCTGTCTCGCATATGCTCGCCATGATTCTCAGGATCAAATCCAGAATGCTGGCGCATATCCGTTTCAACGATGGCTAAAGCCTCACGCCCCGCATCTCGCAGTACTTTTACCCCGACTTTCTCCCCAACCTCAGTAAGTAGGCGATCGAAGTCCTTCCCTTGCGGGAATGTGATGGATATATCCATGGGTTACTCCGAGAAGGTGATCAGATAATCACGACGACGGCTATATACAATAGAGCCGTTGTTCGAGATCTCTTGTCCGTCCTGTAATCCGGCACGCTCAATAAACTGGACGTCGTACCCCTCCAGGGGGCTATGTACAATCCCTTGCCATACCGCCCAGACGTCACGGTCCATGGTGACTAACTGGGTAAACTGATCGACGACATAGAACGTTACTTGAAACCGCCCCTCGACCAGGCGGGTACGCACCAACCCAGTCTCTATGGCAGGGTCTGATATACGTTGGTAGGTAATCCCGGTCATCACATCAGGAGGCAAAAGCAATGGGTAAACAGCCATCCCCGTGATGCGCTCCAGTGAGGTTTTAATGGCTAATTCGATCATTGCGGGTACAGGCCTCCGCAGTAATAACCAGTCGATCCGGCTGCGTTCTGTCCATCGCTCTAACGGTGAACACCAGGTCGCCCAGTACGATTTGCCAATCCTGTTGCACATCAGTGCGCGGACGTAGCGTGAATTGATAGGTTTCTACAACTTGCGGCTGATCCAGTAGACGAATTTTTCTGTTAGAAATGGGCTCAGCCTTTGCCCATGCTTTACCGACAGCGACTACCTGATCCGGAAGAGGCTCTCCCAATGAGCCTCGCTGCTTCACGAGATATTGCAGAGCAATGCGTTTATTCAGCTCGCCAGCCCGTAATCCGCTCATACCCCATAGACCCGATACGGTTGCAGTAACGCCTCCACGGCAAACGGAACGCTCACTGCATTGCTGCCATCAGTGGTCACTGGCTCACGGTTAGCATACCAATGCGCGATAAGAAATAAGGCCGCCGTCTTGATGTCATCAGTCAACATGAGCCCATACTCACCGGCATCCGCAGCATTCTGATCGTTAACCTCACGCAGTTTGCAACCAGTAAAATTCTCAACATATCGAAGGGCGGCAACTGTATAGGTTTGTAGCAACACGTCATCATCGGAAAAATCAGGCTCTATCCGGCAATGCTGCTTTACCAGTGGCAGATCGAGCATATTCCCCCCTTATTTTTTACCCTTTTTTGTCGTGGAGGTTGGCTCCGGTTGCTCCGGTTGCTCCGGTTGCTCCGGTTGCTCCGGTTGCTCCGGTTGCTCCGGTTGCTCCGGTTGCTCCGGTTGCTCCGGTTGCTCCGGTTGCTCCGCAGGAAGATTATCATCGAAACAGCCGGCATAGCCCTTTGCAAGAAGCTCGCGGCCTCGCTGCTCGTTAACATCAAATACTTCACCCTCAACAACAACCGAACCACCAACAAAAATCGGCCTCAATGCAGTTAATTTCATGACGCACTCCAGAAAAAAGCGGCCATATGGCCGCTTGTCGTTGATGGATTAATGGCTACCTGATGGGACTACCGGCGCAGTAAACGCGCCATAGATAAACGCTTCAGGACGTTTGACCGCTAGCGCTAAACGCTCTTCACAACGGATTGAGATCATATTCTTTTCGAAGTCGTCCGCGTTTTCTGTAGAGATCACCACGTTGGCATCTTCGCGATCAAACAACTGAGCAGCGGCATTGAAAGCACCAGTCAGGAACTTGCCCTTAAAGGCCGCAGTCTCCGTTGCTACAACCGGTAGCCCCCACAGAGTAGGACCTGTGAGCGCCGATGGATTTGCCAGGATGTAGCGGCCCAACGTATCCTTGGTCAGCTCAATCTTCGCCCAGTCGATAAAATGCAGTACATGGCCAGAGGCTGGGAAACGCGCTAATTGCGCCTGAAGCATCGCCAAGCGCAGATCGTCGATTCCGTTCTGCTGATCTACGTTAAATTCCGCCTTATAGGCGGTGGCTTGAGGGACGATGCCATGCAGATGAACCCCGGTACCATCACCGAACAGAATCTCCTGCTCTTCGACATACTTCAGGCCGTAGCGCATTTCCGCATCAACAGTAGACTGCAGCTGTGCAAAATCATCCAAAATCTGCTTGGATGCTTTGAACATGTGGGCAATCGTCGTTACTGGCGTGATCTTGGTAGCAAACTGAATATCGCTATAGGGTTTTACCGTCCCCTCTGCCACGACTTTCGCCGCATTGGTAAAACCGGTCTGCTGTACCCAAAAAATAGCCGGAGCCCCAGTGCGACCCGGCGCAATGAGATCACGAATAAACAAACGCTGCTTGGGAGCAGTATCAATACCAGGAAGGCGCTGGGGCTCAACCACACCTTCAGGCACATTGGATGAGAGAAGCGCCGCGCTAACCGGAATGCTAATGCGCTTTCCACCCTCTACACTGGACGAAAACGCCTTCAGTGCTTCACTACCAATAACGACTTGCCCAACGGATTCAACTACGCCCTTTGCATTGGCCAGCGGCATTTGAGCCACATGCTGCTCCAGCTCACCCAATGATGCTTTCAGCGTTTTTTCCGCATCACGCAAGGCGTTAAGCTCGACGGCCATTTTATCGACCGTCTCTTTCGTCTGGGCTGAGAGTTGCCCCGTTTTCTTCGCCTCGTTGAGCGCCTCTTCGGCCTTAGCGTTAAACTTGCTGGTCGCATCCTCAATAGATGCAGTGACTTTTTTCAGGATTTCATTAACTTCTGACATAATTTCTCCAGATTATTGGCACGCCGAAACCATGCCGCTTAATGCAGCATCCAGTTTGGCTAGTGTTTCAGGGTTAATTTCAGCGGTAGCGCTCGGCGTACCATCAGAGGTGGCAACAGCGCCAGGCGTGTTACCAGAGAGTGCTTTTAATAGGCGACGCCGCTCTGAACGGGGAGTATTGGATTTTGCCAATAGCGCATCCAACTTTCTCAGCGCCGCAGATGGACTTTCATCATCTTGGCTTACTTGATCGCTCGACAACACGCTATCAGCAAGCCCTTTCTCAACAGCATCACTACCATTGATATAGGTCTCGTTATCCATCATCTCTGCGATAATGTCGTGAGATAGGCCGCTGCGAGCGGCATAAATATCCTGCATAGCACTATCGAATGGCTCCATATCCCGAGCCACTTTCTCCAGGTCATGCCGGTTACCCATCGCGACAACCCAGCAGTTATGGATCATCAGGAACGCACCGCGCCCGATCTGGATATCATCACCTGCCATAGCAATAATTGACGCCGCAGATGCAGCGATGCCCAAGACCTTAACGGTAACTTTCCCTTCGTATTCACGCAGCTGGTTATAAATAGCCAGTCCTTCAAACATGTCGCCGCCGGGTGAGTTGATGTTGACCGTAACATCATCCCCATTCAGCGAACGCAATATGGCGCCAATACGCTTTGCCGTGACACCATCACCCCAATAGTCTTGACCAATGACGTCAAAAATAGAGATGGTATTGTCATCAGCTTGCGCGGCACGAATGCCGCTATTCCAGTGATCCAGCGCATGAGGCATCACCTCGCATGAAACACGCGCGCAAGGTCGCCCCGCCGGCGCTGCCGGAAGGCTTTTTTTTGTCATTGACGGATTACTCCTGATCGACTGAGTGACTACTTAATGAACTGGAAGACTGAGAGGGTGAATCACTTCTTTCTGGGAATAACCACCCAGCCATTGCTGCGCGAGCGCGCTCACTGGATGACGCTGTTTCATTCCCCAGTTGATCCAATGGGGTCAGGTTAAGTTGCACAGTATAAATATCACCACCATCAATAGGTGGCAGGTTTTCTAAGCGCCGAACATCATTACGACTCATCCACCCGTTTTGTAACGCGGTGGTGTAATAGGCGGAGCGCCCAGCACTATCGGCCCGCAAAAAGCCCTCTACGGAGAACTCTGCAAAATAATCATCATCAGTATCTAATAGACAACGGGCGATCTCCTGCTCGATGTTCACCAACAGTGGGCGCAGCGTATTTGTTAAGAAGATGAGGTTCATCCCCTCAACGCTAGATGCCCAACTGCTCTGTTTTGTTGTATGCCCCACCATCATGGGAGGCACCCTAAACCAACGACAGATCTCTTCAATGCTGAATGAGCGACTTTCCAATAGCTGGGCTGCTTCAGGGTTCATAGTCACATTCTGATAAGAGAGATCATTCTCTAGTATCATCAACTTGCCAGCATTTTTTGAGCCAACAAAGGCATTCATATTTTTACGAAGCCGCTCACGCTGCTCTCTCGTAAGCGCCATTTTTGATGATAGAAAACCGGTGCTCTGCAACCCGTTTTCAAATATTTTGGCTGCAGCCTCATCAACGGCCATCGCCGCGCCAATGACATCACGCCCTGCCATCATGGGCATCATTCCACAGATGCCATCCAAGCCAAAACCTCGAATATGCATCATGTGATCAGGCTGGATGGTGCGTGTCACACCATTATCGGTATAGGTGTACTGCAAAGACCCGGAATCAGACCGCTTTACCACCATGTTCTGAGGTAACAGCGGGATCAGGGCCACCAACTTTTTACCGATCATTCGCTTCTCAATGAAAGCATTTCCCCGCAGGCAAATACTGGCAACCAGCATCAGCATAAAACGGGATGGCGTCATTTCGAGATTTGGCCGACGACAAAGCACCTGATAAGCCGGATGCGCCAGCGCCAATGCTTTTGACCCGTCAGGTTGGCGCCGGTACACCTTCAGTGGAAGTGTTGATATCGACTCACTGAGCAGTCTGACACAAGCCCATACAGCAGAAAGCTGAACCGCCTTATCGACCGTCACCGTTTTCCCGCTACTACTCACGCCCATCCAATCCTGAAGAAAGGTGCCGTTTGTCAGGCTTACCGGGACACCAAGCCAATTTAAAAGGGCGCTTTTAATGCGCCCTGGTTGTGTGCTCTTTCCCATCAGATACCCACCATAATCGGATCATCAAAGAAACCATCAATGTCTCCCTCTTCTTCCTGTACGCCATCAGCAGCCCCAACCGACATGGCCATCGCCACTACACCATCGATGCGGCCATTGCTACGGCGCTTACTGAACACTCGGTTACCGCTTTTATCTTCCTCGATCACCGTATTAGCCGCGTTCCAGCGTAGGCATGGGTTATAAACGATGATGATTTTCTTCTCGGTGATAAGCTGCTCCAGCAGCTCTATAGAATGGGGCATCCATAGCCCTGACTCAGTCGATTTACCAAACCCCTGACCGTGTGGCGTCAGTGGTATCGTCACCCCCTCATCATCCAGCTCAGGGATCAAGTAGTCGATGTGATAGCGGTCAAATGCAATGCTCTTAATATCGAACATCGGAGATAGCTCTGCGATCCGCTTAGCAACAAAGCCATAATCGATCGCCGAACCTTTTGGTGCATGCAGATAGCCATCGCGTAGCCAGGCGTCATAAGGAACCCGATCTACACGCGCACGATCAAATAACGTGTCACCCGGCGTCCAGAACTCAACCAGTGCCGTATTAACCCTCGGGAAGTACAAGGATAGCGCTGTCAGATCTCGCTTGCCGGACAGGTCTAAGCCGCCGTAACAGCTCTCCCCACGCAACGATTCAAGGGAGACTTCCTGCTCACAAGCCATCCAAACATCGCCACTGATCCACGGGTTTTCAGCATCAACCCACTGACAGAAGTTAAGGCGCCGTACCAGGCTTTCCTTCGCAGGCATTCCCCGGGCATCCTCGACCTGCTCACGCAGGTAGTCGGGGCGGAATGTGTAGCCCATTGAGGGATTGGCCTTACCCCAGCAGGACTCATCCTTAAACGGGTCATCACCATCATCCAGAGAGCAAATAAACGCAAAAAAAGCGTCGTTACTCGCCTGCCCTGCAGCAATCTTTTGGCCGTACTGATGATAGTCGTAACACACGCTGGTCTTATCATGGCCACTGTTGGTGATCATGAAGATCAGCGCCTGCCGCCGACCTTTCGTTCCGGCGCGCATCATCTCTACGGCTCGGTTGTCTTTATGTTCATGGATTTCATCAATCAGCGCACAATGTGGGCGGGGGCCTGACTGGCCATCATCCGAACTAATTGGCCGGAAAAAGGAGCCTGCCTGTAAGTAAGCCAGGTTCCACTCTTTCCCAGCGCCACCCGATTTATCGATGCGTTGAGATAGAGCGGGAGACTGATCAACCATTGCAACCGCATCACGGAACAAGATCATGGCCTGATCTTTCTTCGTCGCTGCGGCATAGACCTCTGCGCGAGGCTCTCTATCGGCAACCAGGCAATATAACCCCACCCCTGCGGCAAGTGGTGATTTTCCCGATCCCTTACCAGACTCTACATACGCCGTTCGAAATCGGCGAGATCCGTCTGCACGCTTCCAGCCAAACAGGGAGCCCACCACGAAGCACTGCCAGGGCAATAGAATAAATGGCGCCCCCTCATGCTCGCCGCCATTGAGCTTCAGCACCTTGGCATAAAAATCAATGACGCGCTTTACGGCATCCGTATCCCACACCAACCCTCGGGATGGCCCCTCTTCGAGATCGCGCAAATGACGCTTACAGGCATTACGAATATCAGGCCCCGCGATCACCTTTCCATCGGTCACATCGCGAGCGTACTGGGTCGCAGGATCAACCGAAGAACTGGTTGAGCGGGTCCTCTTCTTTCTCTCCACCATCAACATGTACCTTAGAGCGAGCAGCAGGTGTCAGCCCAAACTCAACCAAATAGCTCTTAAATCGACGATCAGCATCTGCCAGCATGGCTACAGCCGGATTCGCTTTAATGAGAAAGTCGCCCATCTGGGTTTTTGTGGTATATGTGCGCCCCTCGATCGCGATAGTGTCACGCAACTGCAAAATATCTGCGTAGATATCACAGAGACGCTCAAGCGCCAGCGTATCGGCGACGGTAAGAATCCCCATACCATCCAGCAAGAGAGTTAGTTTCCCCCACGCCACTTTTCCCCAGTCGGTCAAATGCGCCGGAGGGCTCGGTATTTCTCGTGCCGGAGTGGGCTCTTTATCATTGAGTTTTCGCTTGCCCGGATTACCGGTCACCACTTTGAGGTGGGTCGGTTTCGGGCGTCGTCCTGCCATCGGAACCTCCCGGAAAAAAACTTTTCATTTCGCGGTTGTGCACGGAAAGGAGAAGCGGCGGTCATTTAGCGTGAGAGGGGTGAACTTTCACCCCGCCCCTCCCCAGTGCTTGTTGGCGCCAAATGGTATGCCATCTTCACTACAACCAACCGCTCGCCCCCGCTTCTCCATCCGCTGCTTTGTAGAGTCGTGATGCTGCTTACACAACCCCTGCCAATTCTTCTGATCCCAAAACAGCTTTTGGGATTTTGAGATTCGCTGACCATCTCCTGACATCAACGCCTCTTTAAGACGATGAGGTTCGATGTGATCGACCACCGTGGCCGCCTCCAATCGCCCTTGCTGGTGACACATCACACACAGCGGATTAGCCCGGAGGAACGCAATCCTTGCCCTATCCCATTTACTTCCGTAGATACGTGGCTCTTTCATGTATGTACCACCAGGATTGATTACTGTTGCGGGCGATTCTTCAGTTGGTTCATCTGCTCACGAATAGCGATGTTCATGCGCCCTGCATTGGTCTTCGGGCAGTACTTCGTACAGTGGGCAAGCGAGCCACAGTACCCACAGCGTCGTACAGTATTAAAATTAGATAACAAATGTTTCATATTTAGACCCATTCAACGAATATAAAGCACAATATGACTCTATATTTATTATTGAGAAATAATGCATAGACTATCATTAAGCTAATATGTTATAAAAATTCTATACAATTATTACTTGGAGTTATTACATTGGAAGATTACCAACTATGGTTTTTATTATCATTAATAGTCATGTGCGTATCAATGCTACCTATATTAATATGGAGGGCTCGCCATACAGAAAACCTAGGGCTATTCAAAGTAATAAGAAAAGCATCTGGTAAAAACACGCTGCATATAAACATTTCAAAATGCCCTACTGGAGATATGGCTTCAGCATGTATTTTCATCGAACTGAGAAAAACTCTTAGAGAACTAAGAAGTAAAGGATATAAGCACGTTCACTTCGAAACACACATGATCCACGAGGAAAAAATAAATAGTTTTTTACATTATATAAAATCAGAAGGATTTATTTGCGAGCACATATCATTTAGAAAAACTTTATCATCTCACTCTATCCCACTTAAAGTAGGTATGTTTCTTTGCCATGGTAAGAAAATAAAAACACATCCTATTTCAGCCAAGATCAGTATAAAGCTATTAGATGAATATTAGATGCTGAGCTATTTTGTCTCAACACGCCGGATCCCCGCTTTGTCCGCATTGCACTGCCCTAGGGCAGATAACAGGCGCGTATTGAGATCCAGGCTGCCCCCCCAGGTCAGCGGATCAGGTACTACCGGCACTGGCGTGTCGGCAGTTAACTCAGTGCTCAGCGGTACTGCTGGCGCCGGAACGTACACTGTCCGCGTACTGCCGCAGCCGCTGAGCACCGACAGTAGGCACAAGCCGACTAGTGCAAGCATCGCCCGCAATAGCCACCGCGATATCTCGCGCGGCTCTCTGTGACTCCAGTGCGATCTGGTGCTTTGCATTTCGATTAGCCTCCACCGCCTGATTCATGATGTTGAGCGTCAGCATCACGTTGTCTGTAATCGCCTGGGCTTCCCCGGCATCACGCTGCGACCATTTAGCCTGCCACGCTCGATCAGCCTCATCCTTTCCATCTGTATGGCCAGCGGCGTACCGCCAGGACGACAGCCCCCAATACGACAAAGCCACCAACGCGATTAGCGCCAGTGGCTTCCATAACCGTTCACCAACCATGTAATCCCACCCTTGATAGTGATGACCGATGCGATTTTCTTCGCATCATTCAAGGCCTGAACACTGCCACCGCTATTTTTGTAGTGGTGTTAAACAAAAGCCGTCACGAACCCAGGCGCCGCGCCATCCAGCGCTGAGATAGCCGGGTTAACTCAACCTTCCGCTGCGGGTAATCCATCCCCATATCCAGCAGGGTGATATTGGTACTCTCTAGATAAGACAGATGCTCTAACTGCTCGGCATTCATCGAATCGCGAGGATCCCCCACTACTCCATTCATGCCTGCCCATTGCTTCGCAGTAAGGCCACCCAGGACGATGCGGGAGATCATGTTACTTTCATTGCTGTAGTGGTGAGACTGTGTCACCTTGCCCTGTTCCGCCCTTACCGACTCCAACGCAGAACACATCGGCTTAAACAGGTTTGCCACTCCGATGCGAGCCTTTAACTTGCGACGATAACGCGCTGCGACTTCTGGTGCGGTGAGCTGTAACGCCTCTTCACACTGGATGAAGTAACGACGAATGGCGCGGCCTTGCTCATTACGCTCGACCATTGCGAGTTCTTTAGCCATCCCCAAAGAAAGGCAATAGTCTTTGCTACGGCGATCTCCGCCACGCTTAGTTACCCAACCGACCCCAAACCGATCATTTTCTGACCTTTGATTCCCCCAAACGGGGGAATCAAAAATCTCGTAATCAACGCCCTGTTCAAAACAGTAATCCTTAATTCGATTAGAAAGCCACGTAGAGTAATCACGCCCTACTCCCAATGCCTTATGCAAGGCCTTTGCACTCACTACACTGGTTTCACGCTCACCGATCCGGCCACTAACAACAGGAACAATGTCAGCGAACTCATTAACGACATGATGATTACTGGATGCGTCGGTATAAGAAGAATCTACAGATGTGTTCATATCGGCTTTACCTTTTAGTGATGAACCTTGTTCGCACAGGAAGACGGCCCCAAGAAGGCTCCGACAGCCAGCCGGTTCCTCAAGGCTCATCCTGAAAGGTTCTTGGTGATATGCGTTGCGACACGCAGATATGACAAAAGCCCCGGTATAAACCGAGGCTTTACGATGTTAAGTGTGTATTTGCAGGATTTTGTTTTATCCGCTCGGCGGAGCGATTCAGACTTTTTAGATGATAATGCTACAAAGCAACGATGCCAGCGAATATCAATCAGTCCCACCCATCATGACCACTGACCGCTACAGCCGCCGCCATCAGAAAACATAGCGCCTTATATTGGACGTAAAAAAACCGCCACAAGGGCGGTTAGCATTACTAAGATGCCACTTTAATCTTCCACTCCATCTGGGTTTACAGGTTTTGTAATTTCCCTCAGGCGAACAACAGGGCTACCGTGACCATCACTAACAGATGTTCGGATTGTTTTGTCGCTCCTAGGCGTGAAGGTTACTTCAACATCAAATCCCATCGCTGCATGCTCGTCACACAAATAAGCATTGGTATTGTGAGCCCAAATTGCTGACAAATTATCCAGCTCACGTCTCAGACGTACACCAATAATCTTATCAGCGTGTCGCCCACAACCGTCGATAATACATGTTCCTGACATCAGTATTTCCTTCTATGGTTAACCATGGAAGAAACTACCACAAAGAGGGCGGCTATTCAGCCTTTTTACTATAACTGATTACTCCACCTAGTTTTTCTCGCTTCAGGCCGAGTCTTTCTTTTGCAACAAGGCAGTACTCCTCCAGCAATTCAAAACCCACCGCCTTTCTAGCAAGACGCTCCGCTACCAGAAGAGTTGTCCCAGAACCTGCAAACGGATCCAAAACAACATCCCCTTCAACAGTGAATAAACGAATAAACCACTCGGGAAGAGACTCAGGGAATGCCGCACTATGGCTTTTATTACCACATTCAGTAGCCATATGGAGCACGTTTGTTGGATAAGCCATATCTCTGCCTTTCCAGTTAGATATGTTTTTACCGAAGCCGCTTCCAACACGAGATTCATTACGGGTTACATCTCTGGCGCTCAGTTTTTTTAGTCGTTCATTTTTCCAGTCTCCCATAGGCACCATTACAGCGTCCTGATACATCGAGAATTTTTTACTTTTGGTGAAATGAAGACAGCGCTCCCATGAATCTCTGAACCGGTTTGGCCATTTTCCAGGGAATGAATTCTTTTTGTGCCAGATGTACTCTTCTGTCCACAGCCAGCCAAGCTCTCGCATTTTAAGAATAAGTTCTAAAACATATGTATGTCTTTCACCATTCACGGCCTTTTCTTTGATATTAAGAACAAAGGATCCGGATGGCTTAAGAACCCGCAGCAGTTGCTCAGCTATAGGTGAAAACCAATCAACATACTGGTCAGGAGAAATGCCACCATAGGTTCCCTTTCTCTGGTCTGCATACGGCGGCGATGTGACAATCAGGTTGACTGATGAGTCTTCCATCATCGACAACATATCGAGGCAGTCTCCCTGATAGAGATTCACATCATCAGTGTGTATATTGGTCGTCGTTTTTCTAAGCATCCCTGAACACCTCAAAGCTAAAGTACCAAAAGAATAGCAGGCAATTCTCATGCGGTCCATCACTTTATTTACTGGGCAGTGAGTATTCAGATGGCAAATATCTCACTGATCAATTCCCCAACACGCCAACGCAGCCTCTTCATCCCGGCGCGTCACCTGTCCCAGACAGTTGTTTGCACGAATACGGCAATCACGACCGCGATCGTAAATCCACCGCCGAATCTCCCTACACGCTCCACGACGGTCGCCAGCATTAAGTTTGCGGTAGAATGTCGAAGAGAAACATTTGCCTGGGCCGATGTTGTAGGGGCAGAATGAGGCGATACCGACCTTCTGTGGCTCAGTCAGTGGAACATGCACATTGCGTGCAACCCACGCCAGCGCCTTATCGCGTTCTATGGCGTTGTACTTCTGGCACTGCTGCTCCGTTAATCTCATCCCCTTAGCAACTGGTCGGCCATCAATGCGAGTCACTCCTCGGCATATTGACCAGACGCCGCCGCCATCCTGATAGGCCGTCAGGCGATTTCCCTCTTTCTCATTCAAAAACTGATCCATTAACCTGGGAGCGGCAGCGCCACCCGCTATCAGTGCCAGCATGGCCGCACTTAACGCCACTTTGGGCTTGCAGGTCATCGGCTCAATCCTCCCACATGCGATCTACTTCTTCCGGCGTCACTAGCTCATCCGCGCGGCTACGTCGGTAGTCAATCCACTGCCTCAGCAACCGCTCTCGGCGACAACGGAAAATAAACCCCGTGATGTAACCCAACACCGAGAAAAAGATCCCAATGATGATGCCGATTACCATCCACTCAGATGGCGAGAAGAAATTGATAACAGATGACAAAAAAGACATGGTCCCACCCGCCAATAGGGTGTTATCTGCCGTACGTAGATACATGCGCATGATCTCCACCTCTACCTACGAGGCAGGGGCAATAAAAAAGCCGCAAACGCGGCTATTGGTTGTTCACTAAACGTAAAACCAGTATCGACAACTCATCGCTTCCTCTCTCAAAAGCTCATCTATACTCAACTACAGATAAGTCTTTGAGGCAGCAGATGTAAGCCATCACTTATGCTCTAGGAGGAGACATGGATTACGAAACAAAAACAGAGCTAGAACACATAAAAGTAACAATGGCGGTCAGAGAGCAAGCTGTGAGCCTAATACTTCATAGCCTCTTGCAAACGTTAGAGCGTATTGATCCGTCAGGGGGGCTTGCAAGAGGGCTAAAAAACGACATTAATAGCTCACTATCGAGGCTCCATCATAACAATGACTTAGTAGCTTTCATTAACAGGCTAATGGACTATCCCGAGGGGAAATCATTAAGTGACCTAAATCATCAATCAAGAAAATTTCTTGATTAAGCTGAATATTATGAAAAAACTATAGATCGCACACTCGGACAACACTGAGCAATAATTAATTGCTCGCCAGATGAAAAGAGCAGCGCCACGCGTGGCCACTCATGAAAAAGTAAGATGTGAGTAATGGCTGGCTATTGTGTGGCGCTGATAGGTAGCCCCCTGCACCATCTCAGGACGTCGATCTCATCGAGTATCAGTGTATGGCGGGCGGGAATGAAAAAGCCACGCACAAGATGAGGCATGACTAGATAATTGCAGCGACCATTCAAAATCAGAAACAAATAACTGGCTTTCCCCAAGCAACAGGATTCCCTATTTTCCTTACCTGCCCCGGCCGATGTAAAAACAGCCAATAAAAAGATTACACTAGAAATAATTAATATGCTATTAGTACATCAATGCTCATTATGTAACATAAGCTATGATACCTTTGATAAAAATAATGCGCTTATGCATTTAACAAAGAAATATCTTTAATAAAAACCATATCATTAAAAATGTGATATATATCGCATCCAATACACTTCTAAAATAAAAATGCTGAGGCACACACCAAATAAATAATCATATCCATAATGCGGTAAGTGCCACAGCAAAATAACGCAAAGGAAACCACCAGGGATTTTACAACACGTTTCACTACAATTAATAACTAGCACGGAAGTATCAACAAATCAAATATCTCGTACTAGATTGAGATATTGGCCTAGTTTATACAAAAAACCCGCTCATAGGCGGGTTAATCAAATTCGTTACGCTTTTACTGCCTGCTGAGCCAGCGCAGCTTCGCTAAGCGTATATCAAAATACTAACTTTCTCGGTAAAAATGTCAACTATCTTTTTTTAGTACATCGCGTAGCGGCTTAAACAGCGCGAACTCTGCAGCCGACAACCACGAGTTAACCCTGTTTTGATACGTTCTGAGACAGACACTAGGGTCTTTCTCATGGCGCTCAACAGCGATCTGATAGCAACTCTTCCGATGGCAATAATGCTCTTTGACTACGTTCAACTGCCCCGCACCTAGCACCCTGGCAATCACGCGATCAATCATCATACCCTCGTCATCGCTTAGGAATAACAGGCTGCTAGCAGCGCGATTGCCTTTGATACAGTCGAAAATAACCTGCAACTCTTCACTCGTTATTCCTGAGCGTGCCATCTCCTGCTTGGCTCTTTGCAATGCTGCTTTTGAGATCGTTGGATCACAGATCAGCTTTGACAGAATTCCGGCGGCTCCCTGGTTACGTCTTACTAGCGCCCAGCGTCCCCACATGCGTAAACGTCCCTGCAACCATAGCCGATCCAGAGTACGCAGCTTCAAATCACTACCGTCGGCCTTAGCCATACAATCAGGATAAAACATCAGCTATCTCCACACATTAAGCTGTAAAAATTGCGCCAATACCTAGCGCACGGTTTAGGAATTGCACTAGCAGCTTCACCTGGCTGCCGTGCTGCCGCTCCCAGGCGCTTACGTCCCGGTGCAGCTCGTCGTGACACCGCCGGCATAGCGGGATCACGAACAAATCATGCGTCTTAGTTCCTATGCCGCCCAACCCCAATCCCGAATTGATGATGTGATGTGGATCATCGGCAGGGTTTCCGCACCCGCAACACGGCTGTGTCTTCACCCAGCGTGTGTACTTCTCACTCTCCCAGCGCTGGAGTTTGGGGCGCAGCATAAAGCCTGCTGTCGGCGCTTCATCTGCCTCCAGCTTGATTACCGGCTTCATTCTCTCCTGGGGGATTGCAACCTCTGCGACTTCTACCGCAGCGGCCAGCACGCCCTGAGCCGTTGGCTGATCCGGTACGATTGTCGATTCGCTCATCACGCCAGTGATCTCCTCCGGCTCAATACCGGTGATCCGACGCGCAATACCACCGGGGATCAGGTCAGCGACACCGACTATCAGCGCCCACCAACACAGCTCCGGCTCAGTCAACTGATGCCCTTCTGGCAACTTTAACCCACGACGGGCAGCCTCTATCACCCACTCAGCGCGGTTTCTCTCGCATAGCTCTGTAAAAATCTTCCCATTAGTCCCGCGCATAGCGTTGTCGCAGGCCCAACACAGCTTAGCGCCGCCATGCTCATTCATCGCATTCGTCAGCTCTGTACTATGGTAACCATCGCGCACATCTTTCCACTGGCAGTAGTGGAATGACTCTAGATAATCTGAAAATTGCATGTACAGGCTGGCAGCGTGCCGCACGCGCTCATGAGCAAAAAAAGGGCGCCATATCTGATCGGCGGCTAACAACTGATCTGATACCAACTCACCGGCAGGGAAGCTATGAAACGCCACAGGTACATCAGATAACATTACCCGCTGCCCATCACTGAAGCGGCGTGTCAAACGTCCTGTTTTCAGTAGCACAACACCAGCATTTCTCTGAGGAAATACGGTAAATAACATACGCATCAGCTCCCCCCTACGATGCGAATTCCTCGCGCTGTACCGTGAATCAGCTCTATCACACCGTGGCGGCAAAGCGCCTTAATATGCTCTTCAGCAGCATTTGGCGAGCGATAGCCCATGCCATCGGCGATTTCAACGCGGGTTGGAGGGAATCCAGTTTTAACTATGAATTCTCGAATAAACACCAGAACGGCCTTCTGCTTCTCCGTCATCCCTCTCATGCCACCTCCCTCCGCTCAAACCTCCCCAGCTTCGGGTGATACCAATATTTGCTGCGCATTGCCCGTGTAGCCTCATGGATAACAACGTCAACAGCACGAAAAAAATCTGTCTCATCGGCAACGGTCGCATTCGTCACAATGCCACTAGGGGTCATGAACGGGACTTTTTTACTGTGGACGCCAAATGCTTTAATCAGATCGCGCGTCTTCTGCTCGGATAGCCCACTTTCAGCTGACAAGTTGCGGATAGTCTGCCAGCCTGGCGGAATAGCACCGGCGGCGATCTCTTTCACTTGCTGATCAACTAGAGCAACCTGTTGCTGTACCTCCTCAACCTGACGCTCGATACGTGCGGATTCCATAGCTACTTGCGCAATCATTTCTAGTTGGCTCGTCGGCCTCGCTGATAGCTCCAGCTCTTGCCATCGCCTGATGATTGCCATCCTGTATTGAGCGCTATACCCCGCGACGAGGCAGATTGATTGGGCCTTATCCAGTAGGAGCATCGGATATGTTCTCCCCTGCCCGTCTTGGTAATCTCCCCTAATTTGGGGAGATTGGAGCTCAGCCAGCAAATTACGGGCATCGCGTAAAACATGGTCATGACGTTTACCAGTCAACTCCGCAATTTCCCTGGTGGACATCATTATCACGCCATTATTAGTAGGCGAAATCGGATACATCGGCACCTCCACACTGTATGAGTAACCGCCCCTCGGCATGGTCTGGCGGCTCATTTATTTTACTGGATCTCCATACAGCTTTCAGAAAAAAATGGCATAAAATATGAATTTAATCCATTGATTAATATGGCATATTGATTGAATCGCATTGATCGGCGTTCGCTATTATGTCGGCATCCTTTTTGGCATTGCAGTAAACGGTTGAATCACGATCTCAACACATTCCCCTTTCACAACTTCACCGAACTCAGCCGTCAGCCGCTTAATCTGGCTGTCGTCATGCCAGATGCCGAGCTTTGTCATAGAGTCCAGTGGAGCCTTGAAGAAGTTATCCAGATCACGGCGGGCGCGGGTCGGCGGGAACAGAACGACATGAACAGATAGATCACCGTCCATCGGTGTCGGATAGCGGCGCAGCTGCTCCAGTACACGAGCGCGACATTCGGTGTGGAATGCCCGCCCTTTGGCACTAACCAGATGGCGACCAGAAAGCGGCCCCCGCGAGGGCGCGCGCCAATATGTGTTAACGCTAGGTGGGAATGGGAGGTACAGCCTCATGCAACCTCCATGTGATAGCCGGGGATTAGCTCACAACTTTTCTCGCACTCGTTACCCCAACTATCCCAACCATCGACCTGACCCCGAGCGAATAACTCAATGCGAGGGACATCACCAAGCAGCTGCACCAGCAACTCTCGGAACTCGGGCGGCTTCGCGCTATGTTTCCCACGCGGGAATGTCTGATGCTGGCAAATACTGGCATCGAGACGTAACGGTAATTTCCCTCTCACAGCGAATAGGCAATCTTCAGAGTTAGCCCTGGTCATATGTCCCATGCCGATCGCACTAGTTCCTGTTCGTCGGTTGGTTTTGTGCCAGGTAAACCCCTTCATCGTCATCAGACGGAACCCCCACGCCTCAACGACGCGAAGAGCCTCTAACGGCTGTGTTGGCACCCACCACATAGCTAACAGGCAGTTATCACCAGCCATATCCCATACCGGCAATCTGCAGATCTCTTGTGCGCTCATAGTCTCATACTTATGCGAGGCACCACGTTTACCACTGGAAGCCTTATCACGATATGACCAGGGCGGATCGGCGTAGATAATTTGATACTTCACAGAACGCCCCCTACGCAGTTGTCATAATCCATACGAGGATCACCACTGATACGCTGAGTGCCGCGTACACGGAGTGATAGCTCATTACGACGAGCCACAACATCGTTGATCTGGTATGCATCAGCATATACCGCCGCTTTTGCCAGCTCCGTTAATGCCCGTCGATTCAATCCACGCCCAGCCAGCTCCTCTGCTCGCTTGCAATGCAAGGCGGCCATTCTTGAATTTTCCCTGCTCATGCCACCCCCCTGCTTGTGTTCACGCGTATCTGGTGCCTGATACTAGCCAGCGCGGCCAGCCCAATTGACTTGTAATACTCCGGGTTACCGGCTAGCTCTGCGGCTGTTTTTGGCCGACGGTTATCGGCAATGCGGGCGACTGGATTGGGGATAGTCTTACCTTTCGCGATATCACGCGCCCAGACGGCGAGCTTAGATTTGATGGACTTCATCACCTCAACGTCGGTGTAGTTGTACTGCTGCATCAGGCGACGCACATCCAACACGATCCAGTACATAACCGGATGCGGCCAGGGGTATGTCTCCGGGGACTGATAGCGACCGCGCTCTGCGGCATACCGCTTGAACTCATCAAAAATATCCGACGCCGCTGGCAACCCAACCGCTGAAACCATCCCATCACGGCACCAGGCAATAAACTTGCCGCAGCTCGGCCAGAAGTCGGTCTCTTGCTGGCGCGCAATACGCATACCGGCACGGACCTGCTCGACTGTCGTGATCCCGTTCTCGGCAAATGCCAAGATCCACTGGCGTTTAGTCGCCGCTTCGGCGGATGGGTCAGCCATCACCGTATGCCTGGCTGCCGGGAAGATCTGAACCAGGTTGTCGAACAGCACATCAACCAGCTGCTGGGCGTCGGCGTTTACTACTCGGCGTTGGCTAACATCACCACTGGCCATAGTCGCCAGCGCGCCACCATCGCGATTTTTGATTACCGTGGCTAAATCTTTCATAGCGTACTCTCCCAACCTTCCGGGCTATTCCAGTGTGGTCCAGTAGACGCGCCGAACGGCGATGCACTCCCGCGATTCCAGGAGTTACCGCAACGCGACGGGCGGCCAGCATTGGACCAGTTAGTCGCCTTCACTACGCGCTCATCGAATTTTGATGCTCTGAAAATCGTGGTCGGGCAGAGGTACTCACGCATTTCAGGATCTGCCCCCCACATCTCGGACAGGTAGTCCATGACCAGTAGGCAGTCTTCAACGGTGAACCCTTCACGTAGGCGGGCGGCAACTTGCTTAGCAGCGCTGGTCCCTTTGCGAAAACCAAGTGGCTTTGGTTTGCCCAGCTTGTCGGCCAGGGTGGCGATGTTTTGGTTCAGGTGGTCAATCAGGATTGATACCTGTTCGGCCATCCCCTCCCCCTTGGGGGCTAGGGGGGTAGATCCTTTATCTTTTAGGTTCCTGATAGATTCCGGATCCCGTTTTTGGGGGTCTTTCCCTCCAAAATTGGGTGTCTTTCCCACGCCAACACTACCGTTTTCGGGTTCCTTTCCATCTTGAACACACCCGTTTTCGGTAACGTTACCGTTTTTGGGTGTCTTTGCTTTTTTAACAGTACCGTTTTTGGGTGCCTTTAAAGACTCCCGTTTTTGGGTGTGTTTAGAATCCTCATAGCTCTCAGACACTCCTACCAGGCGATAGACGATAACCTGCCGGGTGGCGCCACGGCGTTCTCCGGTATCCTCAATCAGCCCCAGCTCAACCAGGTGCTTCAGGCTTGACTGCACGGTCTTTACGTTCAACTCGGTGGCATCAGCCAAGGCAGCAATAGACGGGTACGCACAAAGATCAGCACCGCACATGTCAGCCAGCCAGGTTAGAACAGCCTTGGAGGATGAGCGCCCTGTCTTGATGGGCTTGGCCCATCTCATTGCGTCAATGCTCACGCTAACCTCCGAAAACGGGCGTTAAACACGATCAGGGCAGCGCTAACCGTCCAGTCATACCCCAAACGACGGTAAGCTACTTTCTGCCCGTCAGCGCATGTAGAGATAACCCGCACGACGTTACCCAGGCCATCCTGGTAGTGATGGCCAACTCGCGGAAACTTAGCCATGGTTAATCCTCCCGTTCCCGTAAAACTCACACCACGCCGCATCAACAGCTGCACGGCCGACTACCAATCCTCGGCGAGGTTGGTTGTTGCCGCGCTTATTTGACGCCGCTACGATTTGCTCATAGCTCAGGCGGCCACCGACGATCCGGCACCGAAATTGCGTTGATGGCCTGTTTTGGCTTAAAATGTTCATGCGTTTAATCTCCACACAGAGTGTTATGCGCAACCGGCGCACTGGGACGGCATTCCCGGTGCGCCACCCATACCGCTGAGTCATCAGCAATCGCAGCCCCATTCAGAGCCATGAACGCGAAGAAGCCATACGCGTGATTGCGCATCTTCTTCCAGAACAACGTCGTCAACTCCTGCTTCTCATCACTACAGATCACCCCATCAGCGACAGCCTCTACCTTTGCTTTGGCCAACTCGCCATCGGCAACCATTTCCCGCATGGAATGCTCGTAAAGCTCAACGTTGTCGATCTGCTCCAATACAGGGATATCAACCAGCAACTTTCCCAGGCGGGCAGCGTGGTACTCAGCAAGCAGTGACGTCCCGGATAAATCCTCCATCTGCTCCAGCTCAATAAGCGTGAAGAAGCGGCTAGCGCACTTCTGATCCAGGTGATTGCGGAACGCGTCATAGGTCATGCCAAGCTGTGCGGCCATCGCCTTCTGGCCTCCTGGATACGCCTTGCACATCTCTTTGATCGTTGCCTTGATGTCTACCATCTCTTCTTCCTCTTGGTTGTTTCGAGTTAATGTTTTTCTGACTACTCTTAACCTTGAAGATCAGGGTTTGCTGCGCTCAACAACCAGTCAGGAGTAAACGCGCCATTAGATGCTGATGACAATTTCTTGGCGTAACTGGTTTTCCCTGTGTATTCGGTGCGGGGTAGGGTTCCACGTACAGTCCACTTGTGAACAGCGACAACAGACAAACCACAGATTTTTGCAGCGGCGGTTTGCCCGCCAACTGCATCAACAGCAACTTTAATAGGATTCATACAATCACCTTAACCAAATTAACTTTGAGTTAAGATTATATATTAACTGACAGTTGTGTCAAACCTGACGATAATTAACACATGGTTAAAAAAGACGATATGAAAAAAGCGTTCAGCGACAGATTAAACGCTGCCTGTGTTGATGCAGGCGTGGCGGGGAGAGGTCTTGCTGGAAGAATAAAGGAATGCCTAAAAAAACAAGGCATTAATGTAACGGAAGCTGCTATTTGGAAATGGCTAAATGCTGCCGCTATACCTGAAAAAACAAACATCATGGCTATCAGTAAGTGGCTAAATGTCCGCCCGGAATGGCTTGAGTATGGCGGCGGGGATGCCAAGGCTGACAATAGTAATGCTACATTATCATCCATCCCACCACAGAAAGAATGGGGTGATGTTGAGGCATGGGACAGCACTACCCCGCTGATGGATGACGAAGTCGAGATACCGTTTTATAAAAGCATCGAACTGGCTGCGGGCCACGGATGCACCACAAATATGGACTATAACGGATACAAGTTGCGGTTTTCTAAGGCAACATTAAGAAAAGCTGGCGCGCAACCAGAATGCGTGTTCGCGTTCTCTGTTCATGGTAACAGTATGGATCCCGTAATTCCCAATGGAAGCACGGTTACCGTTGATACAGCGAATAAGCGCATAGTCGATGGTGGTATCTACGCAATAGAACAAGATGAGTTGTTCAGGGTAAAACTGCTATACAGACAGCCTGGTCATAAAATTATCCTTAGAAGTTACAATAGGATAGATTACCATGATGAGGAAGTCTCTATTGATAGAGTCAAAATAATAGGCCGCGTCATTCACTATTCAGTGATGCTCCTATAGCCCACAACGCTTCAACCAAACCGGCCTCGAGCCGGTTTTTTTATGTTTAAAAACAATTCATTATAAAAAACAAACCTAAAATTAACCACTGGTTATTGACTAATCACAACCACTAGTTAATAATCAGTCACATGGAAAGTTAACTGATAGACAACGTGTTGAGATAGCGCCGAACCGGCGGCACCGTAGGGAAACCGAGCGCGGATATCCGGACTGATTACCATTGCCTTGTATCAGTTGGCGGCCCCTGCAGCATCAACACCAGGGCGCTTCTCGGGTCGCCGCCCTTTTTACAGCAGCATGAGTAGTTGGCCTTCGTGGGGCGTTGGCTGAGTGCTCATCCTGCTGTACTACGGGAAACCAACGGCCAGCTGGCGGTGCCGTCATAACACCGGCAGTGATCGATGTGACTTCCAACACAGGCGATCACCGGGGGACACACGATACGTGGTGGATGCATGCCGCCAATATGAATAAAGAGCATGGCGATATACAGGGAGTACATGTTCCAGCCGACTGTATATCTCGCAAATTGGCAGGACCACAATTTGACTCTGCGGCAACCGAGGTTGGTCGCGCCGGATCAGTAACCGGCACACACAGAGAAGGGTTCTGGCTAACCTTAACTTAAGTATGAAGTGAGTTATTCAGTCTATCCGGCTAGAACTCTTCTCTGTGTGAACCCCTTATATGCCAATCGTGTTGATTACCCGTAATCAACGCCGGGGACACTCGTACCTAAAAAATGTGTGGAGATAAATGCGTGAAAACCTTTAACGTGAAAAACGTACTGATATACCGCCTCACCAGAGACATTGACTTAGATGCAAAGGCCATCGAGGCCGCTCTTACTCCTATGGCTTTCACCCCATGCGCTAGCCAGGATATGTCTCGCTCTGGCTGGACAGCGCCGATCGCTACGGCTGACAGCCTAATTCATGCCGCTAATGGCTACCTCCTGATGCGCTACCGCCGTGAACAAAAAATACTCCCGGCTGAGGTGCTCCAAAAACACTTACGCGAACGCATCGCAAAGCTGGAGCAAGAGCAATGCCGCAAGCTGAAGAAGACCGAGAAAGACGCGCTGCGCGATGAGGTTCTGCACTCCCTGTTGCCGCGAGCATTTAGCCGGACGCATCAAAGCTGGCTGTGGATCGATACCGCCAAAAAGCTGGTTATGGTCGATGCAGCCAGCGCTAAAAAGGCAGAAGATATTCTCTCTCTGCTGCGCAAGAGCCTCGGCTCCCTGCCCGTTGTACCGCTCACCATGAAAACCCCTATCGAGCTCACCCTAACCCAATGGGTGCGCACCGGTAAGGCTCCCGCAGGATTTACCCTGGGTGATGAGGCAGAGCTAAAAGCCACCCTGGAAGACGGCGGGATCATCCGCACTAAACAGCAGGACGTCGATACCGACGAGATCACCGTACACATCGAAGCCGGCAAGATGGTTACCAAGCTGGCTATGGGCTGGAATGACCGCATCCAGTTCGTTCTGGATGATAACGGCACCATTAAGCGCCTGAAGTTCAGTGATGCCCTGCTCTACCAAAACGACGATATCGATCCAGAAGATGCAGCGCAGCGGTTTGACGCCGATTTCGTTCTGCTCTCCGGCGAGCTGTCAGTACTGATCGCTAATCTGGTTACCGCATTAGGTGATGAGGCAAAATGAGCAAACAAGTGGAAAAAATCGTAATGATGGACAGCGATGAAGCAGCCCACATTCAAACTGTAACCGGGTGGGTTGATCGTCATGGGCGCTTTTGGGGTAACGATGAGTACCAGGCGCGCTGGTGCGGGTCGACTCACAGAAAATGTGAAAATAAACCAGACGTCCACCCTGTACACAGTACACGTGGATACTGCGAAGAATGTCACCGCGAAGCTCGCCAAGCTAAGTTTTTAGCAATGGAGCGGGTGGCATGGTCTGGTGAACCACTGAATATCTTCGATAGTGATAAATACTTCTTCGATGCAGAGTCGCTGGCTGATTATTGCGTGGAAAACTCGCTACTACCCAGCGAGCTACAGCTAGTTATCTGTGAACCAAATTATCCGCCAGAGTTCGACATTGAACAGCATTGCGAAGAGATCATCCCTGAAGGCGGGGATTATTTCTCTCTCCCACAAACAGTTAGAGATGCTGCTGATGCTCTGAATAAGGCCATCAAAGAAAGCGAGCCAGTATCTTGGTCCGGCAGCGAGCGTTCCGCGATTGTATCTGATGATATTCTCACCGATGAGCAGGGCGGAGCGTGCAGCATGAGCCAGGTAGACAAACAGGCGCTACGTGAAGCGGCGTTAAACGCAAAAACAGCCGGCGAGGCTCAGGTTATGCCGTTCGATCAGCGGATCGATGCACTGAATGCGTTCACGAAGCTCCTTACCCCAGTTACGGCTATCGCGCTGCTGGATGAAAACGAGGCGCTGGTGCGCGCCAACTCGGCCCAGGACGATCACATCAACCAACAGCAAGACCGTATCGACCGACTTGAGAGAGGCGGCCATGAGGCCGCCAAGCAAATCAGTTCATGGCGCCTGATTGCCAAACAGAATATGGAGGAGCTAGCCAAGCTAAAGGAATTACTCCAGGCAGAGGAATTATTACCGGAAATAGAATGTGACATCTGTGGGTTTAAAAGCACAGATCCGGACGGGGCGCATCATTGCTGCGAGGATAACAGCAATGATTGATAAATATCGTTTGGATAATTTGCGCCTTGAGTCAGGTGAAAAAGGTGAACTAGCTAGATGGGTTATCCAGCTACAGATAGACCTGGATAACGAACGTCGAAATGTTGTTGCGTTGGAAGCCGCAGAGAAGCGCATTGCAGAACTGGAGGCGCGGGAAGTCACTGCTAGTTTTCCTGGTGGATTTAGTGTGGAAGAAGCACGCAGCCTGCAAGCTGATCTAGTCCGTAGTCATATCAGTAAGGCGCTAAGTGGCGAAAAAATGAATCAGGAAGTAAAGGCAGGCGATTTACGTTGGATTCATGGCGTCATCGTCAGTGCTGCCTGGTTTGTCAAAGCATCGATAGAGTCCGCTGCTGGCGCAAGTAAGGGGGAGTGAGGCATGAGTTGTTCAACAGTGGTTTCAGTATGGCCAGGCGAGAAGTCCGAGAAAATGGAAGAGCTACAGAACGCTTATGGAAGTGCCCCGGTCATCTGGAATGATATGGCTGCGCGCTATCTCGGTATGGCCAGAAACTCTTACACCTGGGAGATCGATAAACTCTGGCCTTTGCCTAAACGTATGGATATCCCCGAACATAATCGCGCTGTTCTGGCGATGACGTACGACAACATGATCGTCGTTCGAGAAGACTATTCCCGCGCGGCGCAATGCATTCGCCAGTATCTAATTGATTTCCCCGTGGACGAAAGATACGTCAATCACTGGCCTCGAATTGCTGAAATTTTCGAGAGCAATCCTGAATCACCAGCAATTGGTTTGTGGCTCACATCTGTTTGCGAAAACCCATTTGCTGGGGAATGGAATGAAGATGCTGATGAGTACGATCAGCCAGATTGGTCGAAATACTGGAATGTATTTGAATGGCTGGACGCTGGCACCAGTAAGGGGGAGTGATATGCCCACAAAGGCCGAACTTCAAGCGCGCGTTGCGGATCTGGAAAAAGATAACGCTGAGCTAAAGAGAATGCTGGCACGCGCAGAGCGCGAACTTAATAACCGCCTGTTGGATGACGAGCTACCACCAGAGGAAATTCCCTGCCGAGTTCAGAACCTAATGAAGTGCTATGGGATGCCTTGGGAGGTTTTCTGGTGCAGTAAGCATCGGCAGTGGATTAATGACTTTGACAGTAGCTTTCCCTATCACATGGAAGGCAATAAATGCCCCGGCTGTCGAGACGAGGAGTAACCCATGGCCACTATTACCAAAGAACGCCTACTCAAGATCAAGCGGTGGCGCGAGAAATTTGGCGCTGGAAGTAACGTCATGTTGCCAGCAGAAGAAGCGGAAGAGCTTGCCCGTATCGCGCTGGCGGCGCTGGAGGCTGAGCCGGTGGCATATTTGAACCGTTTTACCGGTCGTTCGTTTGAGTTAGAGCAGCAGCCAGGAGCAGATAAAGATCCGACCGTATACATTCCGCTCTACACCGCCCCTATCGCGCCGGTATTACCGGATGGTTACGTACTGGTTCCGATTGAGCCGACAATGGCGATGCTGGATGAGTTCGATTCAATTATCGACCACGGTGCAGAAGACTCAAAGGATGCGTGGAGCAGGCTGATTGCATCAGCACCGAAGCAGGAGGCCAACAATGACTAAAGACGTCGTTATCGATACCGAAACCATGGACACCGAACCCAGCGCCCTACTGCTGTCTATCGGCGCCTTTGCTCTCGATGTCAGTGATCTGGATGCTACCCAGGCCGACATACTGAAAGTCGCTCGCGATGTCGATCTGCAAGACTTCTCCGTACTGGCCTTTTATACCCGGCTCGACGCCACAGATCAGCTGATGCTAGGCCGAACCGTCAGCATAAAGATCCAGGCGTGGTGGAAAGACCAGGCCGAGGATGCACACGAAGCCCTAACCGGCGATCGCGTAGCCCTCAGCGAAGCCCTGATCGGCCTCTCTCGCTGGCTGGATTATCACCCCGGCGCCAGAGTGTTCTTCCGTGGCCCAGACTTCGATGGCGCCATTCTAGAGAACGCCTACCGTATGTGCGGCCTAGAGTGCCCGTGGCGATATAACGGCAAGCGCGACGTAAGGACATACATCGATACCAAGCTCCCTACGCGCGGCCGCAATGGCTATTTAGAGGGGCATCAGCCGTGCTTCCATATGATTAAGCACCATGCGCTTCATGACGCAATGAACGACGCAGAGCAGATGGCTATCGCATATCGGGAGGAATGCTAATGGAACCCTTTGCTAAATACTCTGCCACCGATTTGATGATCATGCTTCAGGTTGTAATCATCTGGCTCTGGATGGCCATCAAATCGTGGCAATGGATTTCCGACATAGCCTTGCGTAAGGGCTGGCGGTGGTTGAATCGCAAGGACGAGAAGTCACTGGCTTTGGATTCATTTTGCAAGGCTTTCAACCTTGAGGCTATTCAGCCGGGGAACTCCATCGCAGTCAAAACCAAAGGTGACATGCTGATTCTCGTCAGCAGGACGAAGGAGACCAGCAATGGCTAACTCATTCAAGCAAATGATTAAAAATGGAACAATCAAGCGCCGTGACAGCGGGATGTTCATCAATATGGATGACATCCACATTAAAGAGGGTTTTAACAGGCGCATTGAGAATGAGCGCAAGCGCAGGGCAGACGAGAAGCTATTTCAGTTCCTGATGGCAGGAGGAACGGTGCCGCCTCTCGAAGTATACCCGCGTGATGAGGGCGGCGTATGGGTCGTCGAAGGTCACCGCCGTATGAGCGCTTACCTACGCATCCGTGACGCGGGAAAACCAATCAGCGTGATCGCCATCACCCCATTCATTGGGAACGACGTAAAACGGTCAGCACGCATCATTAATAGCAACAATGGCTCTGGCCAGCTCAAGCTGAATCAGTACGAGGAAAGCCTCGTAGTGAAAGATCTGGCCGCCTTAAATCTGAAGCCTGATGAGATCGCCGTCGAGATCAACAGAAGCCGAACTCACGTCGATAAGCTGCTGATCCTATGCTCAGCAAATCGCGATGTGCAGACTCTGGTCGAGTCTGGAGAAGTGGCTATGGACGTAGCCATTGATCGCATCAAAGAACACGGGGAGCGCGCCGGGGATGTGCTGCAAGAGGATGTGCAGCGGGCAAATGCTCAAGGTAGGAAAAAAGTCACGCGCAGCGTCACCGGTAGCCAATTTAGTGCGACAAAATCGCGCCGGCTGGTTGAGCTGTTAAGCGATGTCGAGATGGAAGAAGACGGACGCACACTGGTCCTGCGTGATGGGATCGGCGAGGAAGTGATGAAGATTATCAACGAATACATGAAGAAAGCGGAGGTATAGCCGTGGAGCAGTACTCGTTAACACTTAATGAAGCGTGCGAGTTCCTTGGCATATCTAGGCCCACTGCAACAGCGTGGATCAAATCCGGGAGGCTCATGGCCACCCGGAAAAACCCTGGAAAACGTCAATCACAGTATTTAACGACTCGACAGGCCTGTATTGCCGCCCTCAATTCACCGCTGCATACTGTAGCGGTGAGCGCGGCAGATGACATAGAGGAGAACAAATGTCCATCTTCCGCAGGGGTGAAACCTGGTACGCCAGTTTCACATTGCCAAACGGCAAAAGATTTAAGCAGTCTCTTGGGACAAAGGACAAAAGGCAGGCCACGGAACTCCATGACAAGCTGAAAGCTGAAACATGGCGTGTCAGTAAGCTGGGCGAATGCCCGGGGATGACGTTTGAAGAAGCCTGTGTGCGCTGGCTTGAAGAGAAGGCAAATAAAAAATCACTGGACGATGATAAAAGCCGCATCAGCTTCTGGCTGAAGCATTTTTCAGGGATGCAACTTAAAGACATTTCGGAGCGGCATATCTATGCCGCGATCCAAAAAATGACCAATAGGAGGCATGAGGAAAACTGGAGGTTGATGGCTGAGGCCGCGACGAAGCGAGGGAAGAAGCCACCGGCATACGTACCGAAGCTGGCTTCTACGGCAACAAAGGCGACACATTTGGCGTTTATCAAAGCCCTGCTGAGGACGGCGGAGCGTGACTGGAAAATGCTAGATAAGGCCCCGATCGTCAAAGTGCCACAGCCGAAGAACAAGCGCATTCGATGGCTTGAACCACACGAAGCAAAACGGCTGATAGATGAATGCCCGGAACCACTAAAATCAGTCGTTGAGTTTGCTCTAGCTACCGGGTTAAGGCGATCAAACATCATCAATCTTGAATGGAAACAGATTGATATGCAACGCCGTGTGGCATGGATAAATCCAGAGGATGCTAAGGCAGGCCGAGCAATTGGGGTGGCACTCAACGACACAGCCTGCCGGGTTTTAAAAAAACAAATTGGAAACCACCAACAGTGGGTATTTGTCTACAGACAGAGTAGCACACGACCTGATGGCACTAAATCACCAGTAGTCAGGAAGATGCGCTACGATGCCAATACCTCATGGCGGGCCGCACTAAAGCGAGCTGGCATTGAAGACTTCCGGTTTCATGATCTGAGGCACACGTGGGCAAGCTGGCTCGTACAGTCTGGTGTTCCACTGTCAGCACTACAGGAAATGGGCGGTTGGGAATCAATCGAAATGGTGAGACGGTATGCACACCTCGCACCAAATCATCTTACCGAGCACGCGCGGCAAATAGACTCGATTTTTGACGATGCTGTCCCAAATCTGTCTCACAGAAAAGTAGGTAGCTAA